GTTAATGCGGCTAAGTTAAGGCTTGAAATCGAACCCTGCTTCTAGGAGGAGCCTATGGCGGACAACGTAGGCGGCGTTTTGATGGGCGCTGGCAGCGGTGCCGCGACGGGCGCGGAAGTCGGTTCGATGTTTGGGGGCCAGGGTGAGCTCATTGGGGCAGCACTCGGAGCCTTAGGCGGCGGACTCTCGGCGCAAGAGCGGGCCGAAGCGGACAACCTGACAGGCATGTTCGCTCCTGAGCAGGCAAACCCCTGCCCCGAAGGCTACATTTTTGACCGAGAGCAGGGCCGCTGTGTCGCCACGAAGTCTACTCAGCAGAAGCTCGCTATGCTCAAGAGCATGCAGGGCACAAAGACTGGGCAACAGCTTGAGCAAAAAATCTCTGATGCCATTTTAGACGCACTCGGCAGAGGCGGGGATAAGGCCCCGGAGGTTGACGCTGCGGCGGAGAGTTCTTGATGGAAGAGATAACCGTCAGCGCGCAGGGCCATAGAGTCAAGACGTTGGCGCAGTTACTCAAGCATGCCAATGTAGACCGAAAACTTTGGCGCGTTACATCTTGGAAGTGCAACTCATGGGAGCAAAGCACGAAGGGCGGCGAGGACACCATTACTTTGTACCAAGTGAAGGCGTACCTTGAGCGCAAGATTGAGCCTGACCGCCAACCCGCATACCCTCCAAAGTGTATGCCTCGAATCGAACGTCCACCTCGACACGATGGTCTGAAGAAATGTCTATTCGTGCCTGACTTGCAGTTGGGTTTTGCGTGGCGCGATCGCTACACTTACCTCGACCCGATGCACGACCGTACCGCGATGGATGCTGTGGTCTCGATGGCGCGCTCGATGCAGCCCGAGGTGCTGGTTTTGTTAGGTGATATGTTAGATCTCGCTCCTTGGTCCACGCGCTTCCCCCGTAAGCCAGAGTACAGGCAGACGACTCAGCCCGCGATTGACGAGCTGCACTGGTGGTTGGCGGACTTGCGTAAGGCGTCCCCTTCGTCGAAAATCCTGTACTTGGCTGGCAATCATGAGGAGCGCATCGCCAAAGCAGCGGTTGAACTTCTGCCCGAAGCGACGGGTGTGGCCCCCGCGCTGGAGACAGACCCTGTGTTGAGTCTCAACCGACTGCTTCACTTGGACAAACTGGACATCGACTACGTCGGCCCCTATGGTGCGGACTGGTGGTTGTGGCCCGAGTCGAACTCTCCTGTCCGCGTGACGCACGGCACTAAGGTGCGCGCAGGCAGCGGTGCTACGGCGACAGCTATCTCTAAGACGGCGCGCTGGTCCGAGGTTTACGGGCACATCCACAAGGTTGAGTTTGTACAGAAGACCTTCCACGGACCCGATGGGCCTCGGCAGATTACTGCGTGTAGTCCTGGATGCCTAGTGCGCATCCCAGGTCCGACGCCAGGTGTTTCCTTAACTCCCGACTGGCAACAAGGCGTTGGAGTCGCTATACTTGACGAGAACACCAATGACGTTCATATGCAGGTACTTCCAATCACTAATGGCCGGATCGTTTGGAACGGTCGCGTCTTTGAGGGGCATGACCCCTATGAGCGCATCGCTTTTGAAACCGGATGGAAACAGTTTATCGGAGATAAAAATGCCTAAGCAAAAGAAGTTCAACATCTTCAAGCTCGTTGCTCGTATCCTCCGCGTTGGCCGGAAGATTACACTTGCTCTGTCGGACGATCAGAAGATCACCCCAGACGAGCGTGACGAAATCATCGCACTCTTGCTGTCAGAGGTTACTTCGTACCTCGACGAAATCATGGGGTGATGAATGTCCACAGCTAATAATCAAGTCAGCCACATTGACTTTAGGTTCTTGAAAGATACTGGCATGACTGGCGCTGTCGAGCGTGACAATGCCTTCGGGTCCGGAGGCAAGCTGTACAGCATTTTTATAGATAACTCTGCTGGCGGGGCAACGCCGGGGTACTTGAAGCTGTACGATACCGCCTTAGCGGTTACGGAAGGCACCACCGTTCCTGACTTTTGCTTTAAGGTTCCTAACTCGCGGCACCTTCTTCAGTTTCCAGAAGGCATCACTTTTTCAAACGGGCTTGGGTATACCATCAGCACAGGCAAGGGAACCACGGCAGGGTCTGCGATCTCTGCCGCAGCAAACCCCACCGTGTTCACATTTAAGTAAGCGAGATAGCAAATGGCCGCTGAAACAACTACACTATTTAACCCGCTCGGGACAAAGATTCTGAGGGATACCGCAGTAACCAACAGTGTTGTTACAGGGTATACCGGGGATACGACCATCTACGCCATTGAGTTTGACAACACCGCAAACTCGTCTGTGACATACTTGAAGATTTACGAGGCTACCTCGGTCACTCTGGGAACCACGCAGCCATCGTTTATCTTGAAGGCGGCAGCCTCCACGAAAGAATACTTTTCAATGCCAACAGGATTGGACCACGACACCGGCATCTCGTACATTGCCACCACCACAGCGATTAACAACGGCTCTGGCTCCACAACCCCGTCCGCGCCCTCCAATGCCTGTACGCTAAACGTGATGCACGCCCCTTAGCCGCGCAGCCTGACGGAGAAGTATTCGGCATCCCCAAGGATGTCGGCCTCCGTACCTGACCACTTCGAGGGCAGCGTGCTAGTTGCTGGCTCGATGTTTCTCCAGACCACGCCGTCCATATCCCGGTGCAGTGTAGCCTCAAGCACAAGCAGGTTCTGCCCGCGCTTCAGAGCCAAGAACGAGTGGCCTCGCTTCCACCGCTCGTCCCACTTTTGGTAGAGATACCAGCCGTTGCCGGTGCCCTTAGTCGTGATGCCCATATCTGTCGCCGTAGTCAGCGGACCCCACAGGTCTTCGCGACTCCACATCTGCCACTGCTTGTAGCGGGTGAAGTTCCAGTCGAGCTTCGGATATACTTGGGCGAGCAAGCCGTAGGTAAAAGACGAGCAGTCAATCTCTCGAGTCCCGGTGTCAATCAAGGTAGACGGAGCTCCGGGGATGCCAGGTGGGTAGTCCACCTTATGCCCGTAAGTGTAGCCCTCCCAGACAGGAAGGCATGCTAGGATTCTGTTGCGGAGACGAGGGTTGCCCACCTCCGAAGGATACAAGCCAACAAGACACTGGTCCATCATGCCCTCACTAAGTCCCACCCAAGGGACATAAAATCGTAGTCTTCGGGTAACACGGTAGTCTGCACAAACACACCCGCGCAGGGCACATTCCGCAAACAACGCATAACCCTGCCCAAAGTGATTGGGTCATACGCCCTGTCGGGCAGAATGAACAGAGCTCTAGGGCCTCCTAGGAGAGCGCCTGCGAGCGCGACGGCGAGCGCCACCGTCTCTACCCCTGACGGCACGACGACGCCGCCACCGATGCCAAGGCGGATGCGTCCGCCCGTCTCCGAGAACTCCGCCCTGCCAATCTGCTCGGGCAGGTAGCGGTTAATGCTGTCCTCCAGAGAATCGAACGCGCCCTTCACAAAGATGAGGGCCTCCGTTTCGACCTGTAGCTTGATGTCTCGAAACTTTACAATCTCCGCCTCGGCCTCCGCAAGGGCCTTTTCGGCTTCGTCCGGTATGTAGATGTGGTAGGAACACATGTACCCGATGGCTATGTTAAGTTCTCTCACTCGCTTTTGGGCGCTGCGCAGTTCTGAAGCGGCCCACTTCTGCACAGAGACGAGGGCCTTTCGGTACGAGCCGTGACGCCTCACTTGCGCATCCCAGCCTGGGACATTGAGCGCGATGGGGTGGTCGTCGTCGTCCATGTGTTGAAGCAGAAACTCGACTAGACGACTGTGCCCACCAGTGAGCGCGTCCATCGCCATCGAAACCACATTGTCGAAGCGGTTGCTGCGGTCACCCCAGTCAACTTCCTCGCCGTCCACAATCAGGTGGCAGTACAGCTCCGCGCCTCTCGGGGCTAGGAACCGTAGGTCGGCCTTGCTTCGGACATCCTTGCCCGCCGCATCGAAAGCGGTGTCGAACGCACCAAGCTCAATCGAATGGATGATGGAGCTTTTGCCTGACCCATTGCGCCCGTAGATGAGGTTGTACGGTGAGGCGAACTGCAGGTCAATCCGTCCCTTCACGTTTGAATAGATTGCTTCAATCATCTCTCCCCCTAGACATCTTTCCAAGTCATTCCTATCTCTGCTTCCGCAGTGAAGGTAACGTCGAGACCATCCACCTTGCGTGTCAAGGTCTCGTCAACGATCTGTTTGACCTCCTGCGCCCTGTCTTCTGGGACCGACAGAAGCACAGCATCGTGTAGCTGGTTGACGAGGCCTACCTTGTTGTCGAAGTCAAACGGGATGTGCTTCTCGACAAGCTCCAGCATGGACATCGCAACCACGGCAAAGCCTCCAGCCTGGACCCCGAAGTTGAGGATGGCGTTGTAGTCCTCCTCCGCGAAGTAGCGGCGGCGCATCCACACGCACTCCGCAGTGTGCCCGAAGTTCTTGAACTGGTCGAGGGTGTTCTTCCACCACGCCTCAAACTCCGGGGCCTTTGACTTCCACCGTCGATGTAGCACTCGAATCTGGCGCAGGTCGTAGTGGGCGTACAGCATGTTGCCGTCGTCGTCCTCGGCCCGCTGGATTATCTCATGAACTTTAGGCGCGGACGCACCGTATAGCGAGGCAAAGCAGATTGTCTTGGCCAAGTTACGCAGTTGCTTAAACTGGCCCTTGCCTTTGCCCATCTTGGTATCCGGCGCACCTTCCGCATTCCAGAAGACTTCTCCGAACATGAGGTCTGCGGTGAGGTTGTGTGGGTCAATCTCTTTTTTCTCGAAGGCGTCGAGGTAGTGCTGGGCTTGAGCCAATGCGGATGCGAAGCGTAGTTCGAGTTGATCATAGTCTGCACCGACGAAGACGCAACCGTCTGGAGGGATGTACATATCGCGTAGGTTATAGGGTATGTTTTGGAAGTTAGGGTTAGCAGAAGAGAGTCTTCCGGTAACTGTTCCGTGTGACTTATAGTCAGGGTAAACGTATCCATCTTTGACGTGGCCTCCATCAGGGCTGAAGTTTCGTATGTATGTGGAGAGTTGCTTCTCCGCTCGGCGGTAGAATCGAAGCGCCCGTATGAAGGCGAGCTGCTCCTCGTCTGCCAAAGGGTTGACGGACAGCACACGGAGAGAGGCGGCGTCAGTCGAGGGTTCGCCCGCAAGAGTGTAGTCGTGCGGAGGCAGCGCCCACTTGTCGAACAGCAACCGGCGCAGTTGAGAGTGAGAGTTGGGGTTGATGCCAGGCTGGATTACCTGTAGTTCTTTACGCCACTTATATGCAATCTCGTTCTGTTCTTCGAGATGCTTGAGTCTAGTGGGTTCGTGGATACGCATGCCCATCCGACGCATACCAACACACAGGGCTTGTATCCGATGGTCTATGTCAATCAGGCCCGCCTGCCCTCTATCGCGTATGCCATCAAGCAAGGGCTGTACAATCCGAGCGGTCACAGCCACGTCGGTGGCACAGTATTGGTGGAGCTCCTCGTCCGTCTTCGCAGTCACGCCCGCGTGGTCCGCCTTCCATGCGGGCACGTCGGTGTACACCGAGCCAACAAAGCCGAGGCCGTGCGGATACTCAGAAGCTGCCAGCTTGTGGAGTAGTAGAGTATCTACAACTGGTGCAGGGGTAACACCCAGATGCTGCTCCACAACAAGCCGATCAAAGTAACCTGCATTGTGACCACAAATCCGAACTTTAGATTGCTCATCAAACACCTCGCGGAGCAGGTCTTTTATCACCCTCTCATCTTCCGGCGAGTACAATCTTGTGACCCCGTCGATACTTAGGAAACCCAGCAGTAAAACTTCATCTTCGGTCCCTATGCCTATGCACCTCAAGTCTGCGGTCAGGGCGTCGATTGCATCAGTCTCCACGTCATACGTCAGCAACCAGTCTTCTTTCTGGGCGCGGCGAAAAAACGCCCGCACTACATTTGGGTTGGGGTTGTAGTGGACGATGGGGTCTTCCCAGTTGAGCCGGTCTCGGTGATGGCGGATGGCCTTCTGCACGTCCCTGTGCAGGACGGGCCGTAAGTGAGGCTGTGAGTTGAGTTGGTACGGATGGTAGGTAGGTAGAACCTTGAGGCCTTCGGAGACCGTAGGGCCACCTCTGACGGCCTCCAGAGACGGGTTGCCAGGTAGCACAGCCTTGGCTGCTAACGGGCCGCAGGTGATGACAGTCTTGTACCGAGCGAGCTCTTCCTCCACATGCTCTCTGCACGCCTCGATGGGCGACATCTCCAGAGGCCTGCCCTCCGACTTCAGCTTCCGGTTGCGCTTCTTCAGTAACTGGAGAAACATCTTCGGGTTGTCCTTGGGCCAACGACACCCGACTACATACCCGTAGTCTACGTTGTGCGCTTTGACACGGGCCGACTCGAGCGCCTCCTTCATGGCAACGCCGTGCTCATCTGCCCAGGCTCTGCTCAGTGCAGACGCCTGCTTAGACGGGGCGTCTCCAAGCACAAGCACGTCGGAGTCGTTGTGTAGAAAGTCTACCCGACGCCACCGCCCCTCGGACTGCCAATACTTTCGGAGCGGACAACTGCTGCATTTGGCTTTGTTAAATGACATTTACTTCCGCACCTTTCGATATGCCTTGAATAGTTTTGGAGGGGCGTCGGAGTTAAGACCTAATGAGTTATCGAACCATTGGAACCATAGGTCAAACTCCTCGCCGGTCGCAAAGCTTGGGGCCGTGTAAACTCCGTTGGTAAGTTTTACCTTGCCCTGATTTTTTAATGCCGCGAACCCCAACTTCTCCATTGGGGTGCAGCCTGCCGCCGGAACTTCCCACTCGCAGAGGAGCCGCTCCAAGGCGGCAAACTCAAGAATGGTCGGCTCACTCATCAGGTGGGTCAAACGTAATGAATGCGGGAGGCTCCTCAGCTTCTACCCCAGAGTAGACTAGGACTAGAGAGCTGCACTTCGGACATAACAGATTAGTGACCACGCTAAAGAGACTACTGTCTTCTGCATCATGGCTTCCGTTTACAATAAGCTCGGTGTCTTTACAATGCAGGCAGTTCATGATGTCTCCAAAAGCGAGGGCCTCTGCGCGGACAGGTGGAAGGGTGTATATGAGACCTCTAGCCTGACCTAACTCTGTTCGAGGATAGAGCCTACAAAGACCCCCGCTTGAGATAAATGGGACGCCCCGCGAGAAGGTAACCAGCCCCCCTACTTGACGCAGCGAAGGACACACCATCGCCAAGATTGGGACGCCCCAAGATGATTAGAACGGCATGTCGTCGTCAGGCGTTAGTTCCGCCCTAGCCACGCGAGCCTCGGCTGCGACCTGGATGCGAGACACAGCCTGCGCTTCGGTGACCCACTCTGTTTCCGCGAACGACCCTTCACCAACGGGAGGGGTGAACTCAATCCATCCCTGCTGCCCAATGACATGCTTCTCGTCATCTAGGCCCTCGTTCATGATCTGACGTGCTTCCTCTCCACTAAAGCCGAACGACTCCAACATTCGCACCCACCGTGCGCGAGGCCACTTGAGTTCCGCAGTCGGAATCAAGATACGCCCGTAGCACACCTTGCCTTTCTGAGCGCCCTCGGTGACCTCGGCCATCCACGACATCATGTTGTTGCCGCTCTTGCTAATCTCGGGCCGAAGGCTTTTGACCTCAACCGGGTACACGCCACGCTCCTCCAGCTTGCTGCCGGTCATGTCGTCTGTCTTGGCTCTGAAAATAACAGCCATCTCACTCTCCCTCTCGTCTAAAAGTTGGTGAAGAAATCATCCAACAGGTTGGTTTTATGGCGGCGAATCACCGCCCGATCGATTCCATCGCTGATAGCCCAGCGAACGTGGCGAGGGTCTTTGCCCTCAACAGTAAGGGCCAACTCAGGTCCGTTCTTTTCGAGCCACTTCTTTACGGCGCGCTTGTCTTCAGCCCCGTATTCAATGAGGCTGTCGGACACAGTGTCGGCAAGTTCATCCATCCACTCCATGCCTTTAGGCCGAGGCAGGTCATAGCCCGTAGCCAGCATCACCTCACGGATGTTGGTAGGTGAATAGTCAGGCATCATCGCGAAGCGACTGCCTGTAATAAACTCTGGGGTCGTAGCAGCTTGGTACACATAAGGCCACTCACTCAGAGCTTTGGGGTCGTGCTTCACACGGACCACGAAGTCAGCCATCGCAGGAATCTTCTCGGGCAACTTCCAGCCCGTGATGGATGGGTGTCCGGGGATGAATACCATGTGGTTGTCACGGCTCACCTCACGGGGTGGAGTCTCATGCATCAACAGGAAGACGTGGCACTTTGCGTTGCGGGCCGCGTCACGCAGTTTATACATGGTCTTGTTCAAAACATCGAACGCTTTGAAGCCAGCATTCTTCGGCACACTCTGAATGTGGTGCAGTTCAGAGTCCGCAATAAGGCTGAAGTCATCGACAATGATGGCCTTGAACTTGCCCGAAGCAGACGCCCGATTGATTACCTCAGTCAGTTTCAGCACCCGAGTCTCAGGGCCAACCACCCAGGTCTCTGGCTCGTAACCGATGTACTCAGCACACGATGTCCCGCCGACTGGCCCGATGTACAGCGCGTCGTTAGGGAACGACTTAATCATCCCAAGGGTCTTGCCCTTCTTTGGTGCGGCATAGATGATGCCGAAGACAAACGGTAACTTACTCATGGTGTCCTCCTTCTCTGGTCATGAGGGGATTAACTGATGTTCGAGGGAACGCAACAAAACAATCTAGGTCTACCAAGTAGAGAATGGTGAAAGAAGAGTCAGGTTCGAGCTCGCCTTCGCAGAGGTCGCACACGCCACCATTGCCGCAGACTTGAAGCTCATGCTGAAACTCTGTCCCGCACGTCGTGCAGTCGTAGTTCATGTAGACTGGATTAGAGGCTGGGGTCATGCTCGCCTCCTCTCAAGGTTCCAGTCTGATAAAAGTGGTCCCGGTCTTTCTCCAAACTACGGGCACGATTCTCGGGACAGCGGAAGTGATCAATCTCCGAGGAGACCTCATAAAGATAAGCGGACAGCATCTCCGCCCATTCCTCCGACTCCGCCTCTGAGATGAGGTCTTGGGCGGTATCATAGACTATTGGCGGAAGATCACGGTGCCAGCAGTCAAGGGCCGAGAGGCCACCATACTCGTCGCGGTCCTCAAGACAAGACTCGCATACCTTCTCAGCCCACTCGTCTACTGCCTTGACGTGTGCATCGTAACTCATGATGCGTACTCCACGTTGCGGAGGATGTACTCAGCGGCTGCCTTCTCACAGAATGCTTCACACTTTTCGCCAACACCATAGACCCACTTGACCTCATCGCCTCGCTCAACCTCGGTGCGGGTGAGTACATCCGCGATTAGCGCCGCGCCAATAAGCTGCTCCGCCAAGTCCCAGTCGCCCCCAAGGACGAGGGATACGGTGTTTGTGAACTTTGATGTTTCCGGTGCGTCCCTCAAGCAGAAGCGGACGAGGTTCACCGCGATGCCTTTTGACATTGCCATATTGATAATCATTTGCCCCTCATGGTTGTGGTCGGCGTCATTGCCAACGAAAGCAGTATACCTTGTCGCCCCCACATATGAGGGCCAAAGATGTCAAGGGAATGTCAAGAGCAGAGATTCAAGATTGAAGCTATGATCTCGTCCTCGTTCTGGTCACCAGCAAGAGTGCTCGCCACCTCTCCAGACTCCTTGTCGTCGAGCACAGCCTCGACAGACTGCAGCTTGTTGAGCAGTACATCAGCGACCGCTTCGTCTGCGGTCCCGCTCGCCACGGTGTACATCAAGAGCACAGGCCTGGTTGACCCGTGCCTACTGAACCGTCCTTCAGCTTGGGTAATCTGTCCCGGTGTCCACGGGAGCAGTCCGAAGATAACAAGGTCCGTGTTCTGCAAACCGTCGATGGCTTCACCGAACGCATCGGTGGTCCCGACGAACGCCGCGCCACCATCGTGAGCCGCGTACTCTTTGACGATGCCGTCCCGATACGAGGTGCTGTCGCCCCCGTGCCCGCTCCATACTGGCAGACCCTTGGTCTTCTTACCCACCAGCTTGGCGAGCGCCTCACAGTCTTTCCTGCGGCCCGTCAAGACGCACACCTTCTGCCCTGCCTCGACTGCATCCGCTGCGGTCTCGGCTATCCAGTTGCGCTTGCGGCTAGCGGCTTCGAGTAGCTTCATCTCGAACAGTGCCTGCCTTCCCTGTCGTGCTGCCCGCCTCATGTCCTCGGCGAACCCTGCTGGTCTCGTCTGGTCCGCCTTTGACAGATAGACGAGCTGTCGTCGCTTGGGCGGAAGAGTTCGGGCCATCTCTTCACGGGATACCACATGAACAATCTTGCGTAGCTTCTCTTTAAGTTCGGGCACGTTGGACCTGCCGCTGGTATCAAGGCCACCGAACGGACTGCGCTTCGCGTCACAGTAGCGATGGATGAAGTCCCAGTTCGAGCCGAAGAAGTCAGGCGACACCAGGTCTACCTGCGCCCAAAGGTCTGACACTCTGTCGCGGATGAGAGTTGCGGTCAGCCCGAGTCGTCGTCGAGCCATGCGTGAAATCTCACAGGCAGCGGAGGCTCGGTTGTCGGCGGACATATACCGGGCTTGGCCATCTGGCGCGAGGTACTTCTTCTTTCGCTTCCACGACTTGCCCTTATGTAGTTCGTCGAAGATAACGTACAGATGCCCGTACACTCTGCGCCATTCGTCGATGGCGTCAATCCAGTAGGGCATCGTTTCCCATGACAGGATGAGGATGTCGGCATGTCGTAGTTCCTTGAAGGGCAACGGCGTCCGCCCTTCGCCCACCACCGCTTGGCCTGTCGTGTAGTGTGACACCTCGCGCTGCCACTGTCGTCGAGCGGGAGCGCGGGTGATGACCAGTGTGCGGCCAGGCTCATCCTGCGATGCGGCCCACAGCAGAGCGGCGAGGGTCTTGCCAGAACCACACGCCCACCAGAGGATAGTGTCCCGCTGTAGCATGAAGTCCCAGCCTTCGCGTTGGTACTCGGTGAGGAATCCATCGAGCACCCAAGGATGTAGCATCATGATGCGTCAACCGAATACCACATGGAGAAGGTGAGCCACGACCAAATGTCGTACTTGTTCCCCGTGATGGTGAGCATGTCGCCCTCAACAAACATGTCGAGATTGAACATGTCGCCCATGATGGCGTACAAAACCTCGTCCGTTTTGTCAGGGGTTTCTTCAAGCTCAAGAGACATCGAAGCCATGAGACCTTGTATCTCATCCAGCGACACCCAACCGTACCCTTCGACCATCATTGTTTCGCCCTCATGATTTGCGCCATCGTTTCGTGCGTAATGAAGTGGGTGTTGCAGTGCTGGCAGTGCCGATGTCTGCCGACTCCACCTGCACGGGCGAGCTCGCCAGTGTCCTTCATACGCAGAGCACGGACCAACCTGGTCAGGATGTAGCCTTTCTTCTTGGCGTCCCTGACGTAGGTCTTCACCGTGTCCACGACTTTGTTCTTGCTTGAACCACAGACAGGGCACTTCATGCTTGTAGTTCCTTCGCTAGCTTTCGTAGCAGCATGTAAGCCTCATTGACCGCGCCGATTCTTTCGCCCTTCATCTCTTCCAGTGTCATGCCGGACCACTTGATGGGCAGCTCATCCAGTCCATACCACCCGACGATGTCGTCGAGCCGTTCATGGATGACCTCGATGGACATGTCTTTCGGACACCAGTACAAATCGTACTTGCCTACCTGCCCGAAGTATTGAACGGACCTCGCCCCCATGTTGTACTTGTACCGAGGTGTAGTCTTGAGGTACGAGTGGATGGGGGTCACGCCTCGCTGCCACTTGTATGTGCCCCCAACTGTCCGGCGCTCTGACTTGACCTCCTCCCAAAGATGAAGGGGGAAGGCCTGGTCTGCGGCGAATGATAGGAGGCACCGAAGGTCGTCCTTCAGTATCTTGCCGCTGATGCGGTATAGCTTGATGGTCACGGTTTCGTGCTCCGCTGGCTTCAAGCTGTGCTCCAGAGACTTGGCCCTCTCGACTGCGCCTCTCTTTGTATTAAAGAACTGGACCCCGAGGTTGTTGCCCATCTCTTTTCTGATGCGCTCCGCCTCTGGTACTTCCCACTGCAAACCATATACTCGCATGTCATTCTCCCCTTGGCTTTTGATAGCCGTCTGAATACCAGCCTCCACCCTTCAGAATGAAGGAGGAGGTGCTGATAAGTTTTGTGCATCGTTCGTGCCCACAGTTCGGGCAAGCCTTCTGCGTTTTGTGCGAGCGAGTGAGCGCCTCAAAGCGATGACTGCACCCCTCGCACTTGAACTCATAGATGGGCATCAAGCCGCTCGATGAACTGCGACCGCGACCAGCGTGGCAGCGTGCCCGACCTTGCCCCCGACGTGCCAGTCGATGGCATCATAGCAGGGCTTGGTCATGTTGTAGTCATACACTGTGGCGACGGTGCCGTCGTCGAACTTGATGTACCACTCGAAGTTGGTGGCGATGTCGCCCGACTCCACAGGTTCACCGAATGCTGTGACGAGGTCATCGTAGGTAGCGCCGACCAGGCCGACACGCCATGTGCCAACGGTCTCCTCGATAATCCCCTCGTCTTCGTTGTGCGTGGTGTAGCCTTCCTGCGCTGCACGCTGCAGGTCTTCGATGTGGTGGTCTGCTAGTCTACTCATTTGGTCCTCCAACTTGGTCAATAAGGGTTTGGAAATCAGCATTGGTCCAGCCCGCATAGAAGCGGTCACGGATGGTAGAGCCATAGTGCTCGTCACCGTCACCACCTTGGGCCATGTCAACAAACTGGGCATAGGTGATGCTGTCCCAAGCGCGGGGGTGCGTCACCTTGAAGCGTCGGATGACGCGGAAGAGTTGGAAGTTGATAACATCTGCGGCCATGCTGTCCTCTCTGGTTATGAACCCCCTTATGTCGGGGTCACTGATAGCGCAACCGATAAGGTAAAGTTTTTTGATACACCTCTTTCTTACCGCTCATCGGTCTGCTCCGTGGAGGATACTCCATGCAAGCGCAGCCACTGCTGGAACCTGTCCATTGCCGATTGACTGAAGCCTCGCCTTTCGGTCCAGCCTAGCGGCCACCCCATTAACCACTCGACCCACGTCGGGTTCAGATGCCCACCACGCGACGGCGTCTGCTCCACAATATACATCTTCCGGGGGAGCAAGTCGTCCCGACGTTTGCCGTCCTTCCGTTGCTTCTTGAACCCCGGTGTGTCTTTCCAGTCGCGAGCTGTTGGCGTCGGCCACAGGTCCGGGTCGCGAACTATAGCTGACAGACTTACCTGCTTTGCAGTGTCCATGTTCTTCCAGTCGGATGCCATCGGCGTCGGCCACAAGTCCTGCCTGGCCATCGTGCTCAACGACGGGCGAGGCTTCCCGCCAATCGCGGTGTTCGTTCCGTACTCGTTCGCTGTTGGGGTCGGAAGCATATATCCACATGCGGTTCCTTCGGTGCGGGGCGGACGGATTACCCGTGTGCCAAGCCCCCAGCACACACCACCGAACGTCATACCCCAAGCCGGTAAGTCCTTCGATGACGACGCCAAGGCCACGGGTACGAAGGTACGGACTGTTTTCCGCGAAGACAAAAGGAGGCCGCACCTCTCCAATAATACGGAGCATTTCAAACCATAGTCCCGAACGCTCTCCGGCAAGTCCTTGACCGCGACCCGCCGAGCTAATGTCCGTGCATGGAAATCCTCCGGTGATGACATCGGTGACCCCGTGCCATGGATGCCCGTTAAAGGTACGGACATCGTCCCAAACAGGGAAGGCTGGAAGGCACCCGTCCCTTTGTCGGGCGAGCAAGATGTTCCGGGGGTACTCTTCAATCTCGACTGCGCAGACCGGAGTCCAGCCAAGTAGTCGTCCACCGAGAAGTCCGCCGCCTGCGCCTGCGAATAGTGCCAGCTCATTCACCGTTCCTCCCATTGCCAGAAACATCCAGCGTGCTCCACCAGAAACCGACCAACGCAGCCACGGTAAAGAGGGCTAGGTCTACTAAACTAAACACGGGTTCATACATCATTCCTCACCTTCCTTTCTATAAACAGTGTGCTGCGAGAACATTCTGCCATCATGCGGATGGCGGCGAAAGTAGACCGCGAGGCCCGCGCCCGTCGCTAAACAATACTCGCGGATAAGGGCGACCGCTTCGTGCGCTGGTCCGGGGAAGTGCAGTCTCTCATTCGTTCCCTCCGCACTAATGATAAACGCATTGGCCCACCGTCTCGGACGCCTCGGCCCTTTAGGTAAGCGCCCAGGTGGAGGTTCGGACATGGCTATGTACTTGTCCTTGAGGCTCATTGGTCCCTCTCTTTTGGTGTCGCCCCACAGTGGGGGCAGGTGTCAGCTTTGGCGAACATCCTCCAGCACACAGCGCACCAGAGGATAGCGGTTTCCCAGTCAATCAAAGCGGGATGTCCGCATCGTTTTTCGTGGGCTTCATCTCAGGGTAGACGGGCGTGTTCTTCTGCGAAGGCAGGAACGGCTCGACGGGCAGGTTCCGTGCGCTGGTCTGCCACTTCCAGAACTCACTGTGTTCATCGAGCCACTCGCGCAGCCGCTTTGTGTACGACAGAATCTGCGCCTTCTCGTTCGGGCTAACCAGGTCGAGGTCAGCGAAGCACTCCCAGTCCGAGGCCCACGTCTCCACCTCGGTCATCACCTGTTCCCAGTGATTGTGCTCTGCCTCGTCCTCTTGCCGAGCGATGGCTTCTTCTTCTCGCGCCCAACAGTTCGCGGTGTGTGCGTCACATAGACTCATGCTGTTCTCCTTTGGTTGTGTTCGTAAACTAATCAACTCGATATATGGGGGCAACAATAAAACAAAAGTTCTTTGATTCATAAGGTTAAACCTGTAGGTCGGGAGCAGTTCACTCTTCTTCGGGAGCAGTTCACTCCACGTCGCTCGGCCAGGCGGAGCAGTTCGGCGTGACGTTTGCGGCGGAGCAGTTCGGCGTGACGTTGAGCTCGCCCGGTTTTGCTTTGACGGCAGCTCGAGCTCAGTGCGGGCACGATTCCACAGCGAGGGCGAGGGCGGGGCGGGGCTAGAGGTGCAGGGTGTGAACGTCAGGCGCTCCATAGGAGGCACAAAAAAACGCCGAGACCGAAGCCTCGACGCGGTGACGCTGCTGTGTGCGCGGCGTCTAGGTGTATAGGTGCGCGGTGTACTCCGCCACGTTGCCGCCCAGTCGGGTCGCGTCATTGCGCCAAGAGAAGTAGTGCTCGCCTACGTCAACGAAGTACGGATTGCCCTCCGACGCGAGCCATGCGTCTATCTGTTCTTGTTCTCCGTCCTCCAGTCCTGTCGCGTCACCGTTGATAAGATAACACGCCCAATACATGGGAAGCGTAAACGTGACCACCTCAAACGTGGTTCCCTTCATGTGTCCTCCAGTGCTTAGATGCAGACGGGGGAGCGTCCCCCGTTTCGACCTTCCGGTCTCGTCAGTGCATCAGGCTAGACGCCGTCAAGGTATCCAGCGTCGAAGCGCAGCAGCATCGCACGCGATGTGTCCGAGAGGCGCAACCAGACATCACGCATAAGGACCACCGACCCACCGGACATAGGGCACGAGCCGGAGCCGGTCAGCGTGCAAAGGTCGCCCGCATCGATACGGGCTTGGAGGTCTTCAAGGTCAGCGTCTAGCGCCTCGCCTTTGGGGCAACCGGTGGCACCTGTGTAACAGGACGCGACCACCTCTTCGGGGGTGAGCCATTCGATAGCGGCGGGCGGCGCATAGACAGGGCGGGCGGTGGACAGGTGCGGTGCGAGGTGCCAGCGCTTGAGCGATAACAGCACGTCGCGGTCCATGTCCTCGTGTACCTGTACATCTTTGCCGGTGTGCAGGTGAACGGTGAAGTCGGTAACGTCGCGAACACGCCCAACGATTACCGTGTTGGTCCTCGGGTTGAATGCTTTCCACCGTGTATCGTGGGGGTAAAGTGCTTCGGACATGGGGCGTCTCCTTTGGTTAGGTACAGACGGGGGCACGCGCCCCCGTTTCGGCCTGCTGTGGCCTCTTCAGTGTACCAGCCTAGAGCCATTCACACCGGAGGACGTAGCCCTTATCTTTGCGGTGGAACGATTGACGCAGGTGGGAACCTTGGAACATTGCCCGTGACAGGTTGTAAACGATAGCCAAACCCATGTCCATTCCGCCGCCCCTGATACGCACCCCGCTGTGCGTCCTGTCGTAAGTGTAGCCTAGTGCTTTGCAGACGTTCCAAGAGATGCGGAAAGGAACCCCGTCACGAATCACAAGCAGATCGATAACCCGAGACGTACCCATGCGGTTAACGTGCCGCAGAATGCAGTAGACCGTAAGTGCGCTGCGAGTGCGCTTTCCCTTGAACATCCCTCGCAGGGTCTCAAGTGCTTCGGCTCGCTCTGTTGCTGTTGTTGTTGTTGCTGTTGTCATTGCTCTTGCTCCTTCTGGTTGATGTCCGTCCGTGGACCTTGACCCCCATCCTTGCAGGGAGTGACGCCGCGTGATGCGGTGCGGGGGGAAGCGCCCCCCTTCGCGGTTACTCTCCGTCGATTACAAGGCGGCGACCCGTGGCGGCGATGAAGTCCAGCGCGCTGCGCTCGGCTGCGTCAATCGCTGCAGGGTCTGTATCGTCGGTGACATCTCCGAGAGGGTTCGACCACCCAAGGTCTTCGGCATCGCTCCACGTTTGGGCGATGTTGCGGACGGTGTAAGAGGTAGACGCACCGTGCAGAAGAGCGAAGAAGAACAGCGCGTCACCGCGCATCTTGGCGTCGTATGCTACCTCATAGTCAGGACACAGGCCGAGCGCGCTGCACATGTCGTGGAGTTCTCCGATGTCCTTGGCGTAGCCGGTGTTCTTGGCTAGGGTCCACGCGGCGTTCCACAAGTCGGCTTGTTCTTGGTTCTCGGCGTCCCACTCTAGTACGATTCCACGGTCTAGATAGCTACGGCTCAAGGCGTCCAACATGTACTCATTCGCATCGATAAGGTCGGCGAGATGATCGATGCACGGGTTCTCTTCGGCCTCGTTCAAGGTGTCCACCCGTGTCAGGGCGTCGTGAGTGCTAACGAACTGAACATCAGACCAAAAAGCGGCGGCGACCTCTGGCACGGTGGGCGGAGTCGATAGGGGAGCGGTCGGGGGTTCGTCTGCACGTTCCTCTAGCACGCTAGCCGCGTGCGTCTCCAACCGGTCCCACATCTTGACGGCTCCTCTCATCGCTTCCAGTTCTTCCATCATCCCCTGCAACTGGTGGCGGTTGTCAACGCCTCTCCACTTGACGTATTCCCCAATCGCGCACGCTTCGGAATCCGCGAACCATGACGCCGCGTTGACTAGGTCTTGAACCTCGCCCAGCGTAGCGGCGGCGCGGGTGGCGCTGTCAGCTTCCAGCCATCCCCGAAGAAAGTCAATGCTCCCAGCGATGGCGGGGCAAGAGATAGGGCGGCGCGTCAACGCCTCGATCGATTCAAGGGCGTCGGTCTTGATGTCGGCGGCAAGGTCTAGAAGGGTGTGCGTTGATGTGTGCATGTGGTGTGTCCTCTCGGTTGATGTGCTAACGGGGTTTCGGCCTGCGATGGCCATCGTCAGGGGTGCCGCAATAGCACCCGACCCCATGAAGGGGCCGCGCTAGCCTTCGGCCTGTTCCGCGTACATCTTGGCCACCTCCTCGGGACTGTTCATCGCGAATAGGAGTTCATCAAACTGAAGAACCACCTCAGCGAAACGGGGGCGCAGTGCTTCGTGATGCTGCACTTCGTGACACAAGCGGTCAATCATACTCGGGCTGCGGTGCTCGGGGGTATTCAGAGCACGAACCAACAACTCCGCCGCCTTCACTTGGTAAGCGTCGAGGTCTTCCGCCGCCTGCTTGGCTGCGTCACGGTACACCGTAAGGGCTTCAATCGATGCGGTCTTTTTGTCCTCCAATGACATGGAGTGAAACGCGCTCAACACCTCGAACGCCATCGTGCCGCTGTGACCCGTGGCGAAATCCCGTGACGCATACTGACGCATGTATCGCTTGATGGCCTTGAAGTCGGGGCACCCGTGCAGGGCCGCAAGGTCGTGGGAAATCTTGTTAGCGGCGGCGATGAAAGCGGCGGCGGTTACGGTTGATTCAAGCATGTGATGTGTCCTCCGTGGGTTGGTTGATGTGTCCCACGCGAGACAGATAACGGACTGAACGCCAAACGCGCCACCATATAAAGGGGCAACGGTTGATGCTCCAGGAGCCAAAGCTGTGGTTAAACCTTCGTTTTCGGCTGAAAAAAATATTAGACGTACCAGGTACGTCGTACGCATTTTTGTGGAGCTTGTGACCGTGACATGTGGGGGGATTTCCAATCGTGCGGAACCGTACCTATGGGCAATGAATCGGACCCGAATCGACGCAACGAGACCGAGACCACCGCATAAGGGGGCGTCGTTGCCTCTCTACATGTGAGGGCGTCCCCCCTATGTTGCCCGAATCGCTGCAGCCGGTGCCGTCGCTACCCTCTCGACATCTTGGGGTCACAGGTCCGGCGCGTCTCGCCCGCTGATGTGCTGAAAGTTTTTCGTCGTCCCGCTGAAAGTTTTTCTACCTGCGTGATGAAAGTTTTTTTTCGGGCATGAAAAATATTTTGCGGTCCGCTGAAAGTTTTTCGACACGCCCCGCGCCTGCTTCCGCTGAAGCCTGCCGCGCTATGGTGCATCCCCCCTTTTTTGGATTTTTTTTCTATTACTGGGTTACTGACTCAACACGACATCATTTTTTACTATTTTCTGACCTGTCTACGCCTGGCTACGCTTGTCTACGCCCGTGAGCTGCAAAGTGTAGACACGATATTTAGGGTTGTTCCGTGAATACGGTTTGTTTTCTACAGTTGTCTACGCTGTCTACGCTACCTATTCCAGACACATACACCTCACCTCAATATATCATGGCATTTTCAAAAACGTGTAAGGCTCACAATAAGGAGAAAAGTGTAGACACCGTAGTCACCCAGAGATTGTCTAGGTTCCCCCGCAGATACGGGCGTCTACGTCAAAGTGTAGACACGTCGCCAGAGCGTAGACTGTCTTTTATGTCAGCCCTTGCCACCTTCTGTAAGGTAGGATACCCGTATGTCACAAACAGGAGGACAGTGATGAAGTTAGAGTCAGCTCTCGAGAGCAGATTTTTGACGCCTGCGGAGGTTTCCGAGCGTCTACAGGTGAGTGCCAGGACGGTTCAGCGTCTGATTCAGCGCGGCGAACTGAAAGCGTTTCGTGTGGGTCGCCAAGTTCGCATCCCGGAGTTAGCTCTGAAGGAGATGTTGGATTCTGGTCGGTTGGGTGAGACCATTGATTCGACACCAGTGCGTGAACCGCTGTTCTAGGGAGCTGACATGGCGAATATGACTGCAAAGGACCGCATTCTTGCGGGTCTAAAGATGGTGCTCGTCCCTGACCAGGTGGTTGAACTCCGTGCATTGGGCGTCCACACGATGGATGGCTTCCGAACGTACAATGGATTCTTCGATGACCATGAAGCGTTGGCCGAGGCAGCAGCATTTCTCTGCACACAAGGGGCTAAGGGGGTCTACTTCACGCCCAACCCGCTCCGTAAGACGATCTCAAAAGCCGAGAGGAACATGATTGGGGTCGCGAAACGTGGCAGCAGCGCGAACGACCGCGATGTCACGGAGATCAACTGGCTCCTGATTGACATCGACCCCTCTCGCCCGGTGAACACCTCTAGCAACAAGCAAGAGAAGGAAGCAGCCCTTTCAATCGTGGGCAGGGTGCGCTCGTTTCTAGAATCGAAGGGATGGCCTGACCCCCTCTTCGCAGATTCCGGCAACGGCTACCACCTCATGTACAAATGCAAAGGGCTTACACCCGAGATTCACAAACGCATCCTAGACTTCCTCTCGTTCCGCTTCAGCCGTGACGCAATCGCGGTGGTTGACCAAGCCGTCTACAACCCCTCTAGGATATGGAAGGTATATGGTACATATTCGAGAAAGGGTGTTGACTCGGATGAAAGGCCGTGGCCGCTCGCGCACGTTATCTCAAAAAATCCGCCGGAAAAGTTTGTTCAGCAGCAGCAACTGCATGAACTTTTGGCTGATTCTCCAGAGGAGAATGAGCGGGATAAACTTTCCAGCGGCGAGCAAGCTCGTCTCGGCATCTGGTTACGGAAGCATTTTCCAGAGCTGACTGGTCCAGAGCCTTGGGCAGGCAAGGGCAATCGTTGGGTCTTCGATGTCTGCCCGTGGGACCAGACGCATACCGACCGCAGTGCCTACGTCGTGCAGTTCAACGGTGGCGGCATCGCTGCTGGTTGCCTGCACAAGAACTGCAAGGGCCATGAGAAGGACGGTCAGGGCCGCAGCCTTGGTTGGGAGAACTTGCAAGACCTTGCGGGCGAGCATTTTGTAATGCGATCGCCAACAGACCTCGCTCCATCGGGTACGGGAAACTACAACCTTACGGACCTGGGGAACGCGAAGCGTATGATTCACGCCTTTGGCATCGGTATACGTTACTGCGCGACTCACGACGCATGGTATTTCTTCGACGACACTCGTTGGAAACTTGATACGGATGGGGCCGTCCATCGTTGTGCGAAACTGACGACGGGACTTATTTTTGCGGAGGCCAACTCCGAGTCCGATCGCCAGCGGCGGCGCTTGTTAGAGAAGCACGCCCTTCGCAGTGAAAGCGCGAGGTCTCTTAGCGCGATGGTGTCGGTGGCGTCAACCGAGACCGAGGCATGCATTGCTGCAGCGGCTCTCGATGCAGACCCTTGGCAGTTCAACGTCGCTAACGGAACTCTTGACCTGCGAACAGGGAAACTAAGTGGACACGATAGAACCGACCTTATCACGAAAATCAGTCCGGTAGAATGGGACGCGGACGCCAAGTGTCCCATGTGGGACGATTTCATTTTGCACGCTATGCAAGGAGATACCTCTTTGGTAGACTTCATGCACAGGTTCTTCGGTTATTGCCTTACAGGCTTGGTTACGGAGCAAGTTCTTCTCTTCATGGAGGGCACTGGCGGCAACGGAAAGACGACCGCGCTGCTCGCGCTGATGCACGTTCTTGGTGAGTACGCCATTCAAGGAGCACCCGGTCTCCTGATGGCGAAGCACAATGAGGCTCACCCTACAGAAATCGCAGACCTTGAGGGCGCACGCTTTGTAGCTAACGCGGAGGTCGAGAAGGGTAAGCCGTTTGCTGAAGCATTGATCAAGCAGTTGACCGGAAGCGACCCTGTCAAAGCCCGAAAGATGCGCAAAGACTTTTACCAGTTCATGCCCAGTCACAAGCTGTGCATCGCAGCGAACCATCGCCCCATCATCAAGGGCAACGACGAAGGCATCTGGCGGCGCGTCATCAGGATTCCGTGGCGGGTGAAAATCACACCGGACAAGAAAGACCCGTTCCTCTTCGACAAGCTGAAGAAAGAAGCCCCAGGCATTCTGAACCGCCTCGTCGAGGGCTGTCTTGACTGGCAGAAAAACGGGTTGCGACCTCCCGACAAGGTCAGGCTGGCCACCAACGAGTACCGTGAGGAGATGGACGTTCTTGCCGAATACATGGAGGATAGGTGCGTTCTCGGCAAAGGAAAGTCTGTGCCCAAGAAGCAAATCTACCTCGATTACGTCGAGTGGTGCGAGGACATGAAGCAGCGCCCGCAGAGCTACTCGTTGTTCAGCCGACAGCTTTCAGAGCGGGACTTCCGCTCTACCGTCACCAAGATAAACTTCAACGGCGACCGAAAGTCTGTCCGAGTGTGGCGGGGAATAACCCTCAAGCACATAGACCGAGCGTCACAGTCGCCTATGAAGAAGATGGCGTCGTCGATGGGATGGACTGAACCGGAGGCTTGACTCGGTTAGTTCCACATCTTAGTTACACACAGGAGCTCGAATGCCACCACGCACAAAAAGCAATCAAGGCCGAGGCCGACCATCCGAAGGTGGAGGCAGTGATTACGCGCAGTGGCTCTTGCTGGTTCCCAAGGACAAACGTAAAGAAGTCGCAGAGTTTATTGCAGAGCATAAAGTTGAAACTTACGACGACTTAGTTGTCTTTGGTTGCAAGATTATGGCTGCACTCATGGAGGGGCGAATCACCCCCGCCATTGCAAAAGAACTTCGTGCGTGGCATGAGATGAACTTCACGGTTATTGCTGCAAAGAACACCAAAGAGGAAGCCCCTGACAGCACTTACTCTGACATCGTAACTGCCTTGGTGCAGGTGAAACGAGAGACGAAAAAGCTACGGGGTGATTACTTTAGTTCTAGCGACGTTATCGAAGAACAGACACCTATTATTGTGGAGGCCAAGAATGGCTGAGAACGAAACCATAGAGTTGATGAAACGTATGCGTGCGGAGATTGCCGAGGCCACGGAGGGCATCCGCGCTAAATACGCTCCTCTTGTCAAACAGGTAGCAGGACAGATGCTTCCTGATCCTGTAGGTGATGCGATGTTTGTCGCCGAAAAAGTGGGAGATGTCAAAGATCGGTACGACGAATATATGGCCGATAAAGAGGCTGAGTACGAACGCCGTAAAGCATCGGGCGAGCGATTCCTAGATGACCCTTGGACCGAAGAGTCTTGGCGTAAGCACATCGGAGCGCCTCCTATGGACGATTTTGCGCCCGCAGAGATCGAGCGGGAACCAATGCGAATGGACGGAATGGGTGCAGGACCGAAGCCCAACTCAATCCGAGAAGACGTACTGAGGAACCTGATGGCTACCGAGGAGCCGGAAGAGGAGCTCTAGGATGGCCACAGGTGATTTTTCTTTTCAGCGGCTTGCCGCAAACCTTGGCTTTGCCCCTTCTCCGGCTGAAGAGGAGGCTGAAGAGGAGGCTGCTAGGTTTGCTTCCAGCCCAGAGGGGAAAGCGCAACGTGAATACGAAGAATCGTTAGCCATTGAGGGTGTTCCCGGCTACCGCTCAGAGGTAGAGCTTCCCGGTGGGGTACTGGTTCCCAGCCCATATATGACTGAGGCAGATAAAGCTGCCACCATTGCCGCTCGCAAACAAGCACTGCTGAACGCCCTCGGCAGAACAGGCGAAACAGCGGGAGCCTTGGGCAAGGGCTTGATTCTTAAGTATGGAGGAAGCCCCCTCGGACCTCTACGGGCAGCAGCGCTTGACATCGCTGGGAGAGCAGTTGCCGAGAGGCCCACTCTTCCTCTCGAGGCAGTGTCCTATCCAGCGAGCGTGGCGGGTGGCCTGTATGATTTGGGCGCGCAAGCGGTAGGCTCGGACGAAGAGTTGACCCAAGCGCAACGATTGGGGATGACGGCGCTCGCCTCCACCGCCTTCATACCAGGAGCCAAGGGCGCGAAGACGGTGAAGGAGGCCGCAGAGACTGTCGGTAAAGAACTCATAGAGAAAGCAGCTCGCAGCGGCAAGCAGTCTTTAAAATCTTCTGTTGATCCTCTATCATTCAAGCCTGCGGGCGATGTTGTAGACGGCAGAAAAGTTATTTTGGCTGATGCCATTCCTAACACAGACTCAATCGCAGCTTCGCTGAATGATTACCGGGAAGTCCCTGGCATCGTAGAGGTTCCACTTTCAGATTTCCCCGGTTTAGACGGCAAGCATTACTCGGCAGACGGGACTAAGCGCATAAAAGAACTTGCGGGAGAGATTGAGGAAAGCAATACGATCAGTCCTCTAATCGTCGTCGTCGATAATCAAGGCCCGTATATTTTAGAGGGAGCTACGAGAGCAGACGCCCTCTACCAGCTAGGGGCAAAATCTTTTCCAGCAAAGGTTATTGACGCTCGAACATCACCCACTTTAACAAAGAAGGGCGACGTGGCCACGTTTTCGGTCCCAGAGGGCAACATCGTCGTAAAAGAAGATTCAGAGTTCGCGGGCGGGGCGCACTCTATTATAAACTTCGTCGTCGATGAGTCGGCGCGAGGCAAAGGAATAGGAAGCCGTTTGTTGGAAGAAGTGGTTTCGACGTATCCAACCAAAGAAATATCCGCCCAAGCATCTAGCCGAGCCTCTTTGAAAGCCTTGTATAATAAAGGATTTCGCCCGAAAGGAATGGAGGATGCCAGTTTTGAAGACATAGCGAAGGAGTTTGTGGGCGATGGGGATTCTATTAACATGCGGCTTCCGCCACGGTCCGGGGTTGACGATTTTCTAAAAGAATCTTTCCCAACAGATCAAAGCGCATATTCAAAGACGATGGATGTTGGCCCTGTTCGTTTCGATCAAAACGAAGGTTTAGATGCGGTCCCAGACAATAGAAATGTAGGCTATAGGGGCTTTGTTGCATGGATGACGCCGAAAGAGTTTTTACGTCTAAACCCTCCTCGCGGTCAAGATGCATATGATGAAAAGGCAATAGAATACTTAAAAAACCACATTAAAGAGGGCAAGTCATTTGGCTCGCCGTTTGTAGAAGTTAAAGAACATCCAAGTGGTCTTCGTGTTTACGGTCATGAAGGGAGGCACCGCATGGAGGCTCTCGATGAACTGTACCCCGATCTACCCGTGCCCGTACATGTATTTGGCAAAGGCCCCATCAACAGATCGCGGCATTTTTCCGACTCTTTAGCGGAAGATCTTACAACCCGTGGAAACAACTTTGACCTTCTTCCTGACAAACGTGCTGCCAGCCAAGAACCTCTTGCGCCATTGGGAGTATGGCACCGCCCTGGCGGCGAGGTTGACGGCAGAGATGCTTTTATTTCTCGTAGAGTAGACACGCCTCCTGATGTGACCGCCAAACTCATTGATCAAAGGCCCGATATTCCGACCGATACTCCTGAGTTCAAAAAGTTTTTCGGCGACTCCAAGGTAGTCGATGAAGCGGGCGAGCCTTTGGTTTTGTACCACGGAACGCCGCACGATTTTGATGCTTTCGAGAGAGGGTCAGTCGAAGGAGCGTTCGGTTCTGCTATTTACTTTAGTGATAGCCCTAGAGATGTGGCTCACAACTACTCTAGGATCGGAGGCCCTGATATTAAACAGCGCATAACTGGTGCTGAAGAACGCTATTACGGGCGAGATATTGCCTCTGAGATCGAAGACGATAGGATTTTAGAGGCGGCTAAGTCTCTTAACGCACGCACTCCTGACCCCGATCTCGAAACTTACATCTTAGACCAAGACGTAGACGCTATTGTAGATGACTTTGAAGACGACATTATTCGTCATCTGGCTGAAAAAGACGTGCTAGGAGAAGGAAGGTTTCGCACCATTCCCGTCTACGGCAAAATGGAAAACCCTGCGTACCTCGACCCCACAGGGGCTAAGGGGCAAACGTCGTTTGAGGTTGACTATAAGTACGACGCAGATGGTGACATCATAGATGAATCAGGCTCAGGAATCGATCTTCTCGAAACTCTAAATGATAAGCTGTACGATTATGATGTGGGCCAATCGACCCGTCAAGCATTGCTGGGAGATGTACAAGACGCATTGGCTGACGGAAAAATCACCGCAGATGAACTTTATAAAAAGATAACTGAGGGCGGACACCACATCGAAGATTATGACTCTGGAAGCCTAACGGCCAACAACGAGTTTTTCCGAGATGTAATGGAAGCGATGGGTCACGATGGTATCATTGTTGACGCCGATCATTACTTTGGCCGTCGAGGCAGAGGAATGACTCATACAGGTGGCGCATATCACTACATGTTTTTTGAGCCAAATCAAGTAAAGTCGTCATCAGGAAACACGGGGGCCTACAGCCCAGACGACCCCCGCTTTGCTTACGGAGCCGCAGGCCTATTGCCCGCCGCTGAAGCAGCTCGTCGAGCGTTCGCAGCGCAAAAAGATGAGGAGCAGTAGCATGTCAAAACCCAAGAGCCGTGTAAACGAAGCGGGCAAGATGAGCGCCGCTTTTTGGGCCAACAGGAGCAAGTGGTAAAATGGCTGACGAAGAAAACGAAGAACTAACAGAGCTATCGCCTATGGATCGTGCTCGCCGTGTTGCCGGTAAGGTTATGCAGTATATTCGCGACGAAGCGAACAAGCCCTATACAGGCTACGGTGGTACTATAGGTCTTCGCCCTGAAGAAGCGCGTATGGCTGCTGACCTTGTAGACAACACCGCTGAGGCACGAGAGTTTATTGAGTCTCCCGGATTGGGAACCGCTGCTATGGCAGGCTTAGGTCTGACAGGCTTCCCTGCTAAGGAGATTGCGAAGGGAATAAAGGGAATAAAAAAACTAGGTCCGCGTAATGTTCCTTTAGACCACGACGACTACGATGACCTGTATCAGATGTTAGAGGATGCTGGTTTTCAGTACCATGATCAAACCTCAGCTATTCCTAGATCTGGCATCGGCAACTACTTCAAGGATAATGCCGACGGCTCGATTTCTATATTTACGCAAGTGGGCGGACCAAGCGCATCCGGGAAACAAAAGTATAGTAAAAAAACTCTGAAGGACGGATTTACCTTTAGGGACCTCTTACCCTTTTTAGGGTACTAATGGGCCTTCCTCTCGAAGGCGAGGCTCTCGAAGCCTTGGCCGATCCCGCCATCAGCCTCCGCGCTTACGCCAAGATCATTGACCAGAAGACCGGTCAAGAACATACCTTCGATCCGTTTGCGATTACCGAACGATTGCAGGAGACGGTCGTCTCGTACTACTCCGAGCCACCAAAGACCGTTCTAGGGCAGACCAAGTGGTTGACCCTCCTTGGGTATCGGCAGGCAGGCAAAAGCCTCACAGCAGAGCTCTGCGGCTATATACGATCGGCCTACACGCCAGGTCACGATCACGTCTGCATCGCGGATAACAAAGACAGGGCCGAGTACCTACACCGACGCATCCACTTGACTCATAGTCGATGGCCGGAACTGGTCCGCTCCGACACTGTACCCAACCGCGAGGTCCGGCAGTTGACTTTTCAGCACGGCGGGAAGATGCGCGTGCTGTCTGGAGAGTCGGGCGCGGTTGGTATCGGTCAGTCACCTGACAGCTTCCACGGGTCGGAGCTACCGTACTGGCGCAATGCAGGCCATCAGTTCTCGATGATTTACCCGTCGATGATTAACCGAGACCACTCACAGGTTTTACTCGAGTCAACACCCGCGCCAATGAGCGAGCCTTCAGCAGAATGGTGGCGCGACCACTGTCGTGACGCAAAGCAAGGTCGTGGCCGGTGGGCATATGCGTTCTTCCCGTTCTGGGACGGCGTGCTCAACCGACGCCCGTGGCCAAAGGGGCAGAAGCTCACCCTTGAAGAAATGAGCCTACTCGACAAGTACGGGCAGCTCGGGCTGAGGGAAGAGAACTTACAGTTTCGTCGGCTGATGATTGACACCGACGCAGAGATTCGCCGCAACCCCGACCTGTTCAAGGTATACTATCCGTTCGACGACATCAGTTGCTGGATTGCATCTGTCGGCTCGGTCTTTCATTCCACTCTGCTTAAACGGCACCAAGACGCTTTATTGGTTCCGTGGACAGGCCCGTACATGGAATACGAGAAGCCAGAGCCGGGAGCCGTTTACGCCATCGGAGTTGACCCAGCGGGTTATGCTGCTCGCGACCATGCCGCATTCCAAGTGCTAAAGGTGTACGATGGAGAATGGACCCAAGTCGCAGCCTACGGAGGCATCACTGACCCAGTGGTATTCGCAAAGAAAATCAATGAGGTTGGCAAGAAATACAACAATGCGCTTGTGGCTGTGGAGAGTAACGGGGTTGGTGTTGCTACTCTGGCTCTACTTGAGGAGCTGGCTTATCCAAATCTCTACTACGAAAAGCCCTACAAGCCTGGAATCGCTGCTACCGCCAAGTCTGTGACGATGATGTTGTCGTATCTGCAGGACGCGCTCCGTGATGAGTTAATCCTGAAGGACGAAGACACGGTTGGTCAGCTCGGCTCGTACCGGGAAGACAAGCGAACCGAGCGCAGCGCACTCTCAGAGATGCTGCATTCTGGCAAGACCGGCAAACGCAGAGACAGGCACCACTGGGATAAAATCTCTGCACTACAAATAGCCTGCGTTGCCGCTAGGTTCTGCCCCCGCAGATACAAGAAAGACGCGCCAGAGGGTATGGAAAACGTCATCCCGTTCAAAGATTTGAGTTACGATCAAATCCAAGCCTACAGAAAAAAGGGCACAGGTTCTGAGCAGAAGAATCGTTGGCGAAAAAGTAAATATCCTTACCGGAGAAAATAATGCCCGAAACAGCCGCGCAAAGCAATAGCACTGCTCCAGCTTCGAGAGCGCGCAAGCTCGTTAAGAAGTTGTCCGAAAGGCGTATGGGCAAAGCGGACTCTACGCTACGCGACATCAACGATGAAGAAGAAGGCGAAGAGATTGCCAACCCAGATGTCTTGGAATACAAACGGTCTATGCGAGGTTAAGGTTGGCCAAAGTTACGCTCCCCACATTCATCGACGGGACTACAGTAGCAGGGGAAGATGTCTTCGACTCCATCTACACACTGTCAACCGATGCGCTCAACGGTAAAATCGAGACTGTCAATCTTAGTGATCTTGGCGACAGAACGGTGGGCCACACCTTTTTACAGAAGAAGTCGTCATCCGGCGGAGGCATGACCGCAGGAACGGCTAACCTTGACTATTTTGCCCACCAAGTTTTTACCCATACCTCGTCTCAAACATCGACTAGCGGTGTTTATCGAGGCGCGGACAATATGGGCGAAGCGGACGCAAATGACTTTATCGCAATACCAGGCGCTTCGATTCAGTTCTACCTGCCATTTAGGGCCTACGTCCTCTTGACGTGGCAAATCACTTGGACCTGTGACGCGGAAATGGAGTTCACTACAGATGGTAGCGGTAACGTCAATGGCCGAACATCCCGCAGAGACGGTTGTCATGTCCGACTCTTTATCGACAATGAAAAAGGCGGCAACCTAGACTGCAATGTTCGCCGCGTCCGAGAAACCATGTTTCAGGTAGCCGACGATTCTGGTTCAGGACAAGAAGCAAATGTTTATTTACGCGATAGATACAAAGGTCGATATTGGTCAGGCCACAAATGGGTAGGCGCACCAATGGGTAAGGGCTTTCACTCCGCCTCTTTGCGTGTGGTGCAGACTCCCGATACACCTCAAGTTCGTGTCCGAGCTCGCTCAATGAAGTATATTTACTTCAAGGCACAGTCGCCCACATGATTGGAGATTAGAATGGCTCAGTACAACACAGAACCCAACATGTACTCTCCTTTTCCAGAAGATCAACAGTCCGGCTTAGGCACCGGCGGCGGAGGCCAATCAACAACCGGGCAAAACCTTGCCACTGGCGCATCTACTGCGGCAAGCCTTGCTACCCTCGGAAAGGCGACCGGATTGATTGGAGGAGGAGGAGCCGCTGCCGGAGGAGCCGCTGCTGGCGGAGGAGCCGCCGCGTCAGGACTTGGGACAGCGTTAGCCGCTGCAGCGCCTATTGCAGCACCTATTGCAGCAGCGGCTGCTCTTGGCTACGGCCTCACCAAACTTATTCCAGGCAAGCGCGAGAAGGCGTACAGAGACCAAGGCTACAAGGCGGGCGCTGCCGACAAGATGGCACGGGCCGACCGACTTGAAGAACGTGGCAAGAAGGCGAAGGCTGAAGAACTCCGCCTCAAAGCAGAGTATGGAACCGCAGACCGCAAAAAAATCGGAGCGGCGATTGCTTCAGAGCGCATGCGTGAGTTTGAGCAAAACCCATTCAAAGCCGCTGGCGTAGGTGACCGTAAGACGGACGCCATGATGCGTGCCGCACAAGCGACTCGGCAGACAACCTCGGACCAACTGCGGCAAGCACTCGGCCTAGCGCAGATGCGTGGCCAAGTTGCCGACACGACAGAAGCCTTTGCCGCCGCGCAGGAGCAAGCCGACAGCGCGCAAGCAGCCGAACGAGCTCAGATTGCGCAGATGGTGCGGGACCGAGTCCAGCAAGAAAGCCAGAATCGTTTCGCTGCATTCATGGGCTATCCAACACAACCCTCTGCACCTAATCCGGTAGTTACCCGCGCCCTCGGTCAAGTAGGCTCGGACTTGTCTGACCAAGCCGGAACTGTATAGGAGCTATCATGACGCCAGAACAAATAGCCCAGCTACAACGCTTTCAAGCAGGTGAGCAGCTTTCCGATGAGGAAATGGCTGCACTGTACCCTGCTATGGTAGATTCTCAAATAAAGCGAGCGAAAGGCGCGCAAGCGAGAGAGTTTATCTTCAACGCACTGTCTCAAGGAATCCGCGCCGCTACAGGCCTTCCATTTCAACAATCGTTACGGAATCGACGATTGGCTGAAGATCAACAACGACGCGCTCTGGCCAGAGATACGGCGGACCAAGACGCAACTTCGGCCAGAACAAAATATTTTGAACTCAAGCAGAACTTTGTTCAAGGCATTGTAGACGACGCCCAGGCTTCAGTCACCCCTGAGAACGAGGCAGAGATAAAGCGGGCAGAGCTTGAATCGCAGCGCGAAGGAAAGCTCCTTGAAATGGTACAGGGTGCCAATAAAGAGGAGGTCTCGGAGGAAGACGAGGCTGCTCGTATGGCTGCGCAGCGGTACATTAATGCGGTATCACAAGGTCGATCGAAGCCTGAGAATATGAAGGCGCAAATGAGCAGGCTCAAAACACCTTACGCCCTAAATAGATTTGCGTACTGGGTTAATGTTATTGTTTCGGACGAGGGACAGACGCCTACCACAGACGCGGCGACACAGAAAGCTGCCCGTAAAACCATCGAAGACGAAAAGTCTAAGGGCATGACCGACAATGAAGCCGCTTTGGAAAGCGCGGGCATGACGGCAACCGATAAAGACCTTGTGCGAAGACAGCTCGGCATTTCAGACAAGCGTGGTTTTTACACCCAAGACGAGCACGCTGGGATAGACATAGACGCCGCGTATGGTCCTACATCGGTTTACCGTGAGCACCGCAAAGACATGATCAACGGGGGTACGTTACGAGCAAACCCTCAAGGGTTTTCAGACGCTCAGATGATGGTGCTAGATCGCGGTGACGTTGACGAAGCCATGCAGCGGTCCAAGTCGGCCTTGACAAAGCTGTCAGCCCTACCAGGGATTGAGGAGCAGATTAAAAAAGTTGCGGGCCAAAACCTTAACCGCCAGCAACTTGCAGAGCTCGGCGAGGACTATACCGCTGGTGACGTGTTTGATAAAATCAGCGGCCTGACTCAAGCAGAAGCGTTTGCGACAGATGCTCGTACACAGAGTCAAGTCTCACAGGCGATGGATATTCTTATGGGAACGGGCGACTACAGCCCACTGACCGGCGACAAGCGGATGCTCAACGACATGCAAAACCTTGGCCTTAACCCCAAAGAGTATGCGTTTTACTTAAAGAAAAAATACCAAGGCAAAGCCCCTGCTCTCCAGCCCGTTGACCCTAAAGCAGTCGAAGCCGCTGTTAAAGTGGACGCAGCAGACGACAAAGCCGTTAACGACGCCACTAAAATGACCTCCGTTCCAAGCAAGCCTCCGACACCTTCCGCCGCTGCGATAAATCCCGGCAAACCCGGCGACCCGAAAAGAGTCTTTAGAAATGCTGTCATAGACAGACTTCCTGGCATAAAGGGAGAGGGTGCTGGACAAGAAGGCGGCGGCGGTATTTTTATAGGTTAGGGAGAACACATGGCATTAACGGGCAAGCAGGTTCAGGGCATCATCCGAACCCACAAATCGAAATCAAGAACCGAACGGCAAGACTGGGACCGATGGCGGTCGTGGTACATGTCGGAGTATTGGAACCAATCAAGCGATGGGCCGACAGGTTCTGCTCCAGTGGGCAACTCCAATGGCGATGAGGGCGTCAACTTCGAGACGAACTATCCCTACGCTTTTATCGACACTATGATTGCGAACATTTGTCCCCAGAACCCGCAGGTTACCGTGACCGCCCGACGGGACAAGTTGCGCGGAGCCGCCAAGTTTCGGGAAGCAATCATCAACGATACGTTCCGTCGAAGCAACTTGCATACTTTGTTGTGGAAGACCTCGACAAACACATCCATCTGCGGACGAGCGTTCCTCAAAGTTGTGTGGAACTTTCGCAAGGGCACGCCAGAGATGTACTCTGTGGACCCTCGGTTTGTGTTTTTCGACATGTCCGCCGCAAAGTTTGATGACATTCGATACCTTATTGAAGTGACCGTGCTCACAAAATCTGAGTACAAGCGGCGCACAAAAAAGAACGGACGCAAAGGCGCTTTGTACAACAACAAAGTGTCCGAAAAAGCCGTGTTCGGCGGCTACCCTACTTTCCTTAAAGACCACTCTCGAAACAAGAGTTACGTCAACGAGGCATCGACTGACGTATATAGTTGGGTGACCGTCTACGAAGTGTACGATTTTGAAGGCGAAGGCAGGTACTATCACTTCCTTGAAGATGTCGAAGAGCCACTGTTCGAGGGCGAGCTTCCTTATCGGTACATCCGCAACCCCTTCATCGGGCTTACGTTCAACGAGAACATGACCGACCTCGCAGGCTTGTCCGATGTCAAACTCGTCCAATCTCTCCAGCAGAGGCTAAACGAGATTGACACGTTGGAGCTCTGGCACGCCCATACCTCGACCCCTGTGATGCTAGTCAACACAGCCTTGGCTGACAACCCCGAAGCCATCATGACTGCACTACAAGATGCGAATCAGCCTGGCACGATGATCTCCATCCAAGGCAAAGCAAACGCGCCGCTAGGAGATATTATTGGCCAAACGCCCGTCCCGTCCTTCTCCCCCTCCTTTACGGACATGCGGAATCGCTGCAATCAAGTCATTGAGTTTATCCTTGGCATCCCTCAGTATAGTCGGGGGGTTGTGGGCGTGGCGGACGTTGCTACGGAGGTCGCGCTTGCCGACACTGCAACCCGAACAAGAAATGGACGAAGAATAAAGCAGATTGAAGACGTGGTAAACGCCGCCGCAGAACGAGTCATCGGGCTGTACGAAGAGTTCCTCGACCCGAACACCAAGCTGCCCGTCCGACTTACTGGAAGCAGGGAAGTCTTGAAGGCCACCCGCCAAAGCCTAATGCTCCGGCCTGACCGTGACCCCGGTGAAAACCCTCTCGATTTTGATTACGATGCGTTGCCGTACTCGCCTACGGAGAACCACAAGATTATTCAGCTCCAAAAGTTTCAGCAGTACCTTCCTCTTCTGCTGGAAGCGCCAAACGTAAACAAAGAAAAACTGGTCCTCAAACTCCTCGACCTGCTAGGCATGCAAGACTTAGCTGAAGACGCCCCTGCCGCGCCTCCACCAACGCCCACTCCTATGCCAGGTCAAGCTCCCCCAATGATGCCGGGAGTTCCACCCAATGCAATGCAGCCTCCGGGTGTTGACAGTGTAGTCACCGGAGGGTTACCTCCAGGTACAGAGGCACCACCGCAAATCCCACTTCCAGCCGGTGGTCCCGGCCTACCTATTTCTTAGGAGAATCTTATGGCTACCAAGAAAGAACAAGAAGCAAAAAAAGAATACACCAAGGCCAAGCCATTTAGCCGTGCTGGGCGTATGCGCGCATCGAAGATTGCGTTGGGCACACTCAAGGGGCCAGTCCAAAGTGTTCGCAAGAAGGGACAGACAGCCCGTGATGAACGCAAGGCTGCTGGTGACCAGAAGCGCGCCTCGACCGAAAAGGCCAGAACAACAGCACACGCGGCAAAGCAGAAGACAAAGCCGAAGCTGCCCCCCGGCGGTGGTGGCAAGCCCTCCGGCGGTGGTGGCAAGCCCAAGATTCCCTTGAAGAAGTAATGCGTGTACCCGTCAAGAAAATCCTTGATATTGTAGGCTCTGTTCTTCGTCTTGTGGTCCCGCTGGTCCGCAAGAAGAAGGACTAGCCTTGGTTACAGACGCCCGTAAAAAAGCTGTTCGCGCCAAGTTTAAGAAACTTCGGTCGGAAGGCAAAGGCATCCAGCAGTCTTCCGCTATTGCGCACTCTATGGCAAAATCCGGGCGACTAGGCCCGAAAGGCGGCTACAAAAAGAAGGGAGCCAGCTAATGCCGATGTATGATTTCAAGTGTCCTGACGGGTGTGGTTATTTTAACGACATCTTTGTACCGCTTGCAGACCACGGCAAAACAACCTGTCCTGAGTGTGGTGCTTTAATGACCACAGTCATCGGCGATGTTGCCCTCATCGGACCACTTCCGTCTAAGCCCCTTGTTGTAAAGCAAGTGGGCCGCACGTTTGAGTCAAGCGCCGAGTGGCGAGACTATCAGCGTAAGAACCCTGATTGCCAGATTGTTTCGGCAGACTCTTCGGAATGGAGAAAGCACCGAGACGCCGTCGCGGAAAAAGCTGAAAAACGGGCGCGCAAGATGGGCTACCGAGACCATGCTGACAGAAAAGCCAAGCGCAAAAAAGAAAAAGCTAAACGCGCTGGCAAGGTTGACAAGCAAATATATGTCCACTAAAGACATCATGAGGTATCCATGCCAGCTCAAGACAAACTAATCCGAATGCTCAACGAGAATCCTCCCAGCAACTTTGCGGAGTTGGAAGAGCTGATGCAAGAGTGCGGCTACGGCGTGACCGTCACAGACCCTGGCGCGGGGATGGATGACGAGATGTATTCCGAGGAAATGCCGGAAGACATGGGTCCAGAAGATGAGGGAGAAGAAGAACCTATGGACGACTTGATGGACATGATGCCCCCAGGGATGGGAGCTCCAAGTCCAAATGAAAGTCCTCGCATGAAGGTCCGCCGCATGACTGTTATTGCGGCTAAAAAAGCTCTCCCAAAAGATGAGGAAGGGGAGGACTAATGCAAGAAGAAGGTTTTGAGGCGGGGGCAGAGGCCCCCGTATCCGAGGCAGTTGACGCTTCTGTTGATGCGGCCCCGGTTGATACCGCTTCCGATGAAGCGCCTGCCACTTCGGAGCTCTCCCTCTCCGCCGACACAGATTCTGAGGAGCCTGCCCCCGTCTCTTTTCCTTCTGCAGACGACTTTGGCTGGGACTCTTGGGACGGCGAGTTTGATAAACTGCCCGAGCAACTCCGTGGTTGGGGCGACAAGTTTAACGGCTACTATGGGTCTCGCCACCAAGCGGCGCTAGACCAACAGCGGCAACAGATTGAACAGCAGCACAGTTTATATGAGGCCTTGATTAGCGGCAAAGAAGACCCGCGAGTTGAGCAGTATTCTGGGCAGTTGAAAGATTGGGAGCAAAAACACAGTGTTCTAGAGGCAAAGTTTGCCGCACTAGAATCTGACAACAAACTTTTCGTAGAGAGCGTCAACAAGTCCATCGAGGCAGAGGCCGAGCGTTTTGCTCAAGCCTTTCAAGAATCGAACACGGACCTGTTTAATGACGAGGCTCTAGCGAATACTTTTGCAGACCTGCTCGAAGAGGGCTGGGATCTCGAGACCGCTGCGGAAGCCTCGCGCCTTCCACAGAATGTTCTTGAGGTTGCAAAACAGGCAAAGGCAGATGGTGTCCCAGATTCGTATGCGCTCAAGCTTGCGCGTGGTACGAAGATGCGCTCACCTCAACCTCGGCCTGGTGCCAAGTTAACGTCAGGGGCCACAACCCCCAGCCGCTCCCCCGAGCAGGTGGAAACGACGAATACTGGGGCGATGTCCTTGGCGGACTGGCGAAAACATGTTGCGCGTAATGCTCTGAACTCTAGTAAAAGGAGGGCCTAATGGCCATCTCACCCGACGTACTGGCGACGGCGCTCAATGAGCTTATGCCTTCGTACAGTGAAATGTTCGTCAAGTTTCACCCCTTGATGGAAAAAATCATGTTGAACGGGAATATGACCCGTGACACACTCAAAGGCCCACGCCGCGAGTTTGCTGTTGTAACCGATGGTCCAGGTACTGTGACGCAAGTCAACACCGGTTCTGAAGTTATCGCAGGTGGACGTTCGCAGAATGCGCACCGAGGCAACGTGCTTGCACCACGTCTCATCTATGCGTTCGACGTTCCCGGCAAGGACTTGGCTGAAGCCAACGGCGAGATGGACCTCGCACGAATCCTTCAGCACTACCCAGAGTTGGCTCTGTCTGACTTCCATGAGCGGATCTCCGATCAGCTTGGAACAGGAAACGGCAACCAAGTTGGCGGCTTCGCCACCCTGAACGGCAACACGACGTTCAACCCAGACGGCACTGCTCGCGATGGTATTCTGCAGATCTCCGCTTCTTCTGCCAAGACAGTCCACGGACTGAAGTGCGCAGGTGCAGGTGCAGGCGCTATCAGCGGCTGGAACAACCAGTACGAAGACATCAGCTCGTTCGCTGTCAACGGTCGCAGCCAAATGCGTAAGGCTTACTTCGCCGCATCGCGCCAAGGCAAGACTGCTGGCCCTGTTGATTTGATGATTGGTGACGAGGCTTCCTACCTCAACTACATCGACGACTTGGACGATCAAGTCCGCGTGGTCAAGGTTGAGGGCGACAAGGCTCCACCTCTGGTACGTCAGGGCGTTAAGTTCCTCGACGCTGACTTCTTCCTCGACGACTCGATCGACGTATCTGCAGCAGCCTTCAAGGATGGCGCAGGTAACCCGACTGCGGCGAGCGATGGTATCATCTACGGCCTCAAGACTTCGGTTTGGCACATGTTCACTCTTGGCCACGACGCGGCTCGCGAAACGAAGGGCGACTTTGCTCTCCGTGGACCGTTCCGAATCCCTGACCAAGACATCTTCCGCTACGAGTTGGTGCTCATGATGGGCCTCCACACTACGCAGCTTCGTTCCAACTTCGTCGTCACCGGCGCAGGCACCCCATAAGGAGGATCTCATGGGTTTCACAGCAGCGGGCATTAGCCCGACTACAGTCACTACTGCCGTAGAGGGTGCTCAAGCACCCCTTGGATTCATTCTTACCGTCCCTGACGGTGACAACGGATTGCAAGAGTGGATCTACGTCAACGCAGAAGACACTCTCGCTGTCGGCACAGTTGCAATGCGGAAGGACGCCACAGCGACCTATCTCGTTAAGGTCGCCGTCAAAGAGTCTCCCGCATCACGGGTTGTTGGTGTAGCCCAGCACGCGATTGCTGCCGGAGAGTTTGGCTTCATTCTACGTCGTGGAATCGGCAGCGTTCTCGCTGGCACAGGCACACTCGACGTAAACGAAGGCGTCTGCGTTGACACCACCGACAATGGCAAGGCCATGGAGTTTAAAAGCATTGCGGAAGCGCAGGATGCGACTTCGACCGAGCACGGCATCTCAGGCCCTTGGGGCTTTGCCTTGGCCGACGCAGCCGCAGACGCCACAGCATCGTGTTACATCGACTGCCGAGGCTAGTAGATGAATCTCAAAGAGATTCGGAACGCGATGTTCGCCCAGGCGGACTGGGCACCGACCCAGTCGTCTGAGGCGATCTCTCGCGCTAATAGCTTCATCAATAGGGCCTACAATCAGTTAGCCTTAGAAGCTCCGTTTCTCTTCTTTGAGTCCAAGGTGCATTTGGCCACAGAGCCGGATGTCGAGTCTAAAGCAGGCAAAGAGGGCGTGGCTGGCGACCGCGTCCAACTTGCTGGCGCAAACACTCTACCAGGCGCTCCGGCTACGAAAGACCCGTGGACTTGGCGGACTACTTACACACAGACTCAGCAAGCGGCTAATGCTGACGAGCTGACCGCGTGGAAGTACGATCGTTCTTGGGACGGTCGAATGATTGAGATTACGCTTGCGGACGGAACAAAAATCCGTAATCAAATCCGTTCTGTATGGCTTAGTGCCACAGACAGTCATTACTATTTTACGTTGGCCACACCTTGGGACATCCAAAATGGTTCGGGCACCGCAACCATTGACGGGTTTGTCGGATTCAAGTACCGTATTTTTACTGAAGCCTACGCGCTGCCCGACGATTTGATTCAGTTGAGCACTGCCCGCCTTCGCGACAATACCAACAACTATCCTTTGGATGTTTTTGGTCAACGAGAATCCGAAGACCTGCAACTTGACGGACCCCCGTCACAGGTTGCTTCGGGCATCCCCCGCGTCATTTTTCGCCGCAGTCATGTCCACATGCGCGGCCCGAGCTCTGCTCCAGTAGCGTCTCCAGCCCTGACCAATCCAAATGTTTTTGACTCTAAAAATATTCCCGACTTAAAAAAACCCGGCTCGTCTGACATTACGAGGGAGCAGGCAAAAAGACGGGGCGAGGTCAACATTGACCCAAGCGCAGGCTCTCACACCGGGCCTGACCTTGCCAGCGATGCTGGCGCAACCGCGATTGATAACAAGTGGCTTGGTCCTGAACCTGCGGGCACGTTTGAGTACCGCGTGACCTACTCTTGGGGCAAGCGGGATGTAGAGTTCCAACTCCCAGGCCTCGGCAGTTGGGAGGGCTTTGCCCAGCCGTTAACGATTGATAGCACCACCCAGTTTCCAAGCGCGAGCACGTCGGCATCTGGCGGCAATCCGTCGCGAAATAGGTTTAGAACACCACGATTTGAATCTCCACCGTCTCCGGTATCAAACGCAATGACCGTTGCTCGAGTCGGGGATGAGTTTGCGGCAATCAAGCTGTCGCTTCCAAACATCACATATGCACTGGGCTTCCTGACTAAGTTTGGGTCTCACAGCAGGCAGAGCCTTGATCAAAGCGGTGTTTACATCCGCATCTATCGTCGTCGCATTGACGCGAACATGAACGACTACGGGTTGCTTGAGAACGCCGCTGACGGCCTCCAGCAGTCTCAGCTAGATTCGGACAACGCTTTTTATTTATTGTCAGAGTTCCGTGCAGATAGCAACAACTCGGGCGTGTGGTACGACAATGGTGAGTTTCTACCTGATTACAGCCGCAGGCTGCGGGACATTCACGGGTATCAAACAATCCAGTTTTACCCTAAGCCTGACCAGCGGTATGTCGTTGACATCCGAGGCGTCATCCGTCCTGAAGAGTTGACGGCGGACCAAGACGTTCCTCTAGTGCATGCAGAAGCGACCAACGTCTTGATCGAAAAGGCGATGGTGTACTTGTATGAAAACATGGGGCAGACGGCCCGGTCTGACTACAGCACTGCTCGTTATCAAGAACTTCTCTTTACTCTCACAAAAAGATACGGCGATCTTCGCCCACCCTCCGCACCTGTGTTACGCACAATGACACGGGCCACCGGCATCAGAACGAACCGCCGATGGAACCGTAGACTTTCAAGCGATGACCTGGGGGGAGTAGTCGATGGGTAAAGAAGATACACCGCTTATCTGTGGTGCGGTATACAAGCAGTTGGATTCAAATGACGTTGAAAGGCACGGCCTAATGGTGGCTTTGACTATCAACGGTAACGAGCAGTCCGGTCTGATTTACTGGACCGGCTTCAAGCCTGAGCTGGTTACGAATCACAACAAAGACCGCTTGGCAAAGCTTGAGCTGATTGCAAAGCCAGCGCCTTTGGTTATTGAGAAACCAGAGCCGAAGCCAGAGCCGAAGCCAGAGCCGAAGCCTCCTGTGCGGCGGACAAAGACAAGCGTGGGGCGACCCAGAAAAAAGAGTTAAATCATGGCCTACTTAAAGAACCGCCGCGAACGACCTTCCGGCTCTGAGAGCGCGTACTTTATCCGAGGCCAAGATGACGGGCTGATTCTACCGAATGAGCTCGCTCACGAAATCGTCAACATGTACAGCCTTGAGGAAGGAACTCTTCGGTCTGCGTGGGGGCCTGCGGTTTACGTCCCTCAGAAGACGCCTTTGCTTGCGCAGGACGGTACTGCTCTTGTTGCTCCCGGAGGTCAGCCTCGATCTATCAAGAGCTTTGCTTACGATGAGCCGAAAGCAACCGCCCCGTTTGATGTTTGTGATTCGTCGCTACCTCTGTACGGTAAGCTGCAGCACGGCATCCACCATGCGGTACTTCAAGGCGGCGAGCGTGATGTACTTCTGCTCCACACGTCTAATGAGTTGTGGGAGTTTCGCGGTTGGAAAAGGGACTGGCGTCGGCTTATTAGCAACCCCGCGTCAGCACACGGGCTGAAAGGCGAACTGCCTGACGATGAGTCGCCCAGCTTTCCTACGCAGTTTGAGACGGTAGGTAACGGGGTTGTTATCGTTCCGCAAAATGGTCGAGCCTACTTCTACGACGGCCACATCATCGCACCTCTCGGGTTCAGCGAGACCCCGTCAACCCCGATGTCGTCGGGACCGGAAAGCACCACTGACTTTTTCCGTGGCGGCGAAGACCTTACTGACGGCATAAATGACACAGGCTACGCGCACACAGGCCTGTGGATTGCTAGGAATAAAAACAACCCTTCCGGCATGCAGTATGGCTTTAAGAAGGGCCGCATTGGAACTGTGAACCCTTACCTCATGGATGGTGGGAGCAGCGATACGCCGTATGCCGCAGGCCTGCTTGACGCGGGCGAGTGGCGTTGCAAGGTGCAGTACATTGATGTCTTTGGCAATCTGTCCGCGCCTTCAGAGGCGAGTGCGCCCGTTGGTTGTGACCGGCAAGGTACAGAAACCCGTGTGCGCGACAAGTTTGATTTTATATCGGCAGAAACCAAAGAAAATGTCGCTCCTGAAAACTTGAAGTTTCAACTTGCGTGGACTGGAATATCCACCGGTCCTGACCACTGCGTCGGACGCAACCTCTACAGAACCAAAGACCTGATTAACTCTGGTGATGCTGGGTACTACGCCTTGCCTCAGAACACGTCGGCCACGTTTACGACGTTTGCCACGCTGCAGGACAACATCACCACCATCTACCCGGACAACATGTCCGATTCGTACCTCGGCGCGAAGCTGATGGACGTTGTTCCGGTGCCGCGCTTCAAGCTGTGTCGCGCTGCGTTTGGCCGGTTGTTCATTGCTAACACCAGAGACAACGAGGGCCTGATTAGGTTCTCACAGCCTGGTGCGTGGGGAACTTTTCAAAAAGGCGACTCCATCTATCCCGATGCGTCGGGTGGGGAGATCACGGGCCTGTGGCGCTGCGACCGAGGCCTACTGGCGTTTACCTCGTCGAGCACATTCTTGATTACAGCACTCAACCAAGGCAGCGACTTTAGTGCAGTGCCAATCTCCAGAGAAGTAGGATGCGCGGCCCCGAACTCGCTTCAGACGTTACCCGATGGTAGGGTGATTTGGCTAAGTTACGGCGGGTTCTATTCGTTTGACGGCAACACCATTTCTTTCGAGTCTGCCCCTCTTAACCGCCTGTTGAAGAGATTTACTCTCGCCCGCTTCAGTCAAGCATGCTCTGTTTTTGACGGCATGTCGAATGAGTATCGATGCTGGGTTTCGACTGACGGTTCGGTCGAAAACAATCTGTGCCTTACATATTCCGGGGATTTGTGGAGAACGCGCACAGATTTTCAGCCTCGAGATGTGTGCGTCACCGACGACCACAGGGCGTACTTATTGGCCGCAGGAAGCGTCTCAGGCCAAGAAGGGGGTGACGGAGTGTTCTTGCTCGACCATGCCGCCTCAAGAACTCACAGGGGCCTTAGAACTCTATCTGACACACGCGAGTCCAAGATCGAGACAGTATGGATGCAGGGCTTCCAGTCTAAACGCAAGGAGACCATCCCCACCATCTACCTTTGGTTCAGGGAGACGGAGATAGATTCCGTGAAGATTGAGGTCATGCGGGATTGGCGCGAAGATGTTGTAGAGGAAGTTACGATTGACCGCTTCACCAACGTAGACGAGCCTTCAGTGTGGGGCAAGACGCGCTTAGGGGAGCCAGGGGCAAAGTTTCGCCGTCGTCGCCCGTACTGGACAAGAGCTCAAATATACCTGCCTTCGGCTGAAGTTGTTAAGTTCCGCATAACAGGCACCGGATTCTGGGAGTTTGTTGGTTTATCGTTTGACGCATCGCCCCGGACATACGGGAATGCACAACTTCCGGGGTAAACATGGCATGGAAATACCCGCAGTTTGACATCAAGAGCGGCTACGTTGTTGACATCGATCCAATCAATGACAATCTTCTTGGCGTTGCGAACGAGGTTTGCGGCGGTCTTAACGAGCACAACTTTAACGCAGAGGAAGACCCTGGTGGCCTCCTAACTCGCGACAACATGAAGACTGGTGCAGTATTCCGGGTTCTTACAACATCGAAAGCAACGAGCAATGAACTCCCTGCTCAATCCGATTGGCTTAAAATCAAGCCCGTGGATACTTGGCAATCGTATGAGGAGAATGGCGCTCGGCTTTCCTTTGTGTCGCGAGGCTCCACCGCGTGGTTGTGCGCCTCTTTTCAGATTATCGCAACAGCTATTGGGAGGCTGACGCCCCTCGAGAAAACGCAAAAAGGCTTCGGGTTTTTAGTCGCTCTGAAGTTAGATGGTGTCGTTATTCATGATGCGCTTCTAGGCTCTGGCGACCCACAGGGCGAGTTTTATCGCGGCTTTGAAAACAGAGCGGGCATGCGGAAGACTGGCGTGGACAAGGCAACCCAGTGTACTGCTTACGGCGGCGGCGGTATTTGCGGTGCCCGTCTCCCGGTAACTGTGGACGCGGTGGTTGATTTGCCGCCAGGTGAGCATGTCGTTGAGATATGCGTCAAGAGCATCCAAGGCCACAACTGGTCTAGGGGCACGGGCGCTTCTGGAGATGCGGATTCAGAGAACGACTGCTTCATCGCAAGTCGCGAACTGTTTGTGTTGGAGATGAGGCGCTGATGTCTGACAAGTACACTTATTTGGAAACCAATACGGCTTATTCGTCGGGCGAACTGTCCCTCCGGCTGGAAGATGTGGCGGGGGCAAACAGGGGGCTAAACGCCATTGATTTAAGCTCGCTTTCTCTTGGCTGCTTTAGAAGCAACTTGGTTCCCCGCATGATTCACAGCTCAAACTTAACGGGGATACTCCCTAAAAATCGTTTTACGAGTGAACTAGACGTTGCTTTTCGCAACCTAGACGCCCTCCAACCTACAGCCGGTGAGTCAAATCAGCTTATCGAATCAATAGTTTACCCGGAGTCAGGCCGATATGAACTAGATATGCAGGTGGGCAAACAAAACATTGGGGCCGTACTTGTTTTGGCAAATGTTTTTGTTGAGCGTATTTTTTGTCAGTGGGGTGGCGAGGAGCCAAGCGGTGGAGATAACGCTAGCAAGTACGCGCCAAACGAGGATGTTGTCTTTGTTAACTTCAAGCTGACGATTGTGGACGACGCTGGTGAGCCGCACGATATTGATAGATCTTCTAGGTCTTTGTCTCCCCGAGTAACGATCTCCAAAAAAGAAGAACCACGTTACACAGGCCTCAACACAAAGCATCCTGACAGTGGAAGCATACACCGACCACACAGAGGTGATGTTCAGACATTTCAAGATGTATCTATCCGATGCGTTATTCTCCCGTCAGACTTGCCTGCTGGCCGCAAAATAGCTGAGATTCAGTTTAGATTTAACCAGCCAGCCGATTACTACGGGATAGGCGGCGGGCCTGTTGTTGCTATACAAAAACTGTACTACTCTAAGGCAAACCTTACCGCGATTCCAATCCACACTAAAGTAAGCTAGGTGCTCTTATGGCTACTCCGCCTGACCCACAAACGGTGCCGGAAAAAGACCTTCCTCTAGAGGATGAGTTTATTGCAACACTGCCCGAAGTTCCTGCTGAAATACTTGCCGCGAATGCCCTGTATGAGGCATTAGAAGAAGAAGATAAAAAGAATCTGGGAGACGCGGTGTTCATGCCTACCGGCGGTGGCGTCTTAACCGAGGAAGACCTCCCGGAAAACATGGGGCCTCGCCTTGAGCGTAAGCAGAAGATAAAGACCTTAAACTACATCGACCGGGCCAAAAAGACCGCGATGAGCCAGTACCCTGATATTCCTGAGTCAGCATTCACACAGGCTTGGAATACAGCGTACACCCGAGTCAACAAAGGTGTGTATAAAACTCAGCGAGACGTTCTCGACAACTACAAGGCCGACTCGACCCTAGATATTGACGCATTTAACGCCGTGAGTGAAGACGCTAAAACGGTAAAACCTCTTTTTATTGCCGTTGGTTTTAATACACAAACGGGCAAGGCTGTTTCTGTGCCCGTCACTGGCACAGACTTTGATAAACGGTTGGCGGATCGATTGCCTGAAGGGCCGGAAAAGACCCTCTTGCTGGCGAACTTAAATCCCGATGATTGGCAGGGCATAACTTCAGGGCTGCTAGATACAGAACAGAATCGAAACCGATTAGAGCTCGCTCCCACAGATCAAGACATTCGGAGCTTATACACGCCAGGCCCAGATGTTGAAAAGACGGGACTACCTTTTGTTATCGTACCTCTTTTTGAAGACCCAACACAGGGGCGTGGCTATCGCGCAAAGAACAGCATCAGTCTAAAGGACGTTCGTGAGGTCGCGGAGACCAACTCCCTTATGCAGATAACCGGAGGCCGCGATATACTGCAGGTTCGCCGTGACGCAATACAGGCTTTTAACGACGGAAATCGTGAACTAGGTGTCCCATTAGAAGGCTATACTGACGCAGAGGCCTACGGAGATGCGGTCCAAAAATACGTCCGAACTGAGCAAAGGCGTAGTGGCCAAGAAGAGATTAATCATCTACGAGCGCAGCTCGAAGGGACATACCTTTACAGCAAGACAAGCGACTCTATCGAGGACTACCTCGAGGGAGACATTTACGGCGGCATTGGTCGAGTGCCCGTTGCTAGGGAAATCGGCGCTTTAACACTCCCAACCAGAGCGATTGCAGGTACAATCGAGGGGCCAGAGGAGTTCAAAAAAAACCTCGCGGAGGAGGGCGGTCTTGAGTTCTTAGCGGAAGGACTAGGCGGAGTCGAGATTTCAGAGTATGGCGCGACCCGTGCTCTAGATGACATGATCCGAATCGCCCCAAGCACCGTTATGGCCGCTGCCGAATGGCAGGCTTATAAAGAATGGCTTGCACTCAATCAAGCCAGAGGCCGCAAAGACAAGGACGGTAAACTTATCTTGGACCCAAAAGAGGGAAGGCGAGAGTTTATTCTTCAAAAGATTTTTGAAATCTCCCACGACCCTGACAGAATGACTATGGCGATTGCGTCTAGTTACGACCCAGCAGGCAACATGCTCATGAAGGCGGGCAGGCTTACATACCCAGACCTTCACGAAAACTTCCCCGTCTTAGCCAACACGCTTGCAGGCGCTCCTCGGCTGTTCTGGATGCTTATCGAGCCTGATGCGCTACAGGCGACCGCTGCTGCTACCGGCGGTGTCGCAGGGTTTGCTGCTGGAAAGACCGCGTCCTTAATAGGCAAAGGGGCCAAAACATACAAGACTATTCGCAGAGGCGCGGCACTTGTTGACGATGCGATTCAAGCAGCAAAAACTGCAGACGAACTTGAAGCGGCGGTAGAGGCGGCAGTCAAGAGTGATGTGAGCGGTGCGGCTGGCATTGCTCAACAGATAATCGCAAGGCAAGCCGCATTTAACGCAAACGCAAAAGGGGCGAAAGAGGTCGCAAAGGTAGTTGCGGGGGAACAGGAAGCGTTGCGGCAAGCCGAGAACGCATTTGAATATGCGTCAAAAGTTTTAGATGAGGAGATAGACGCCGCCAAGGGCGCTCAGACCGCTGCCGAACAAAAGATAAAATCTACTAAGGTGGTCAAAGCCTCGCTGGAGAAGAGAGCCGCTGAGGTTGACAAGCTATCTGCAGAACTTGATGTACGCAAAACCCAGATTGATTTGGCTGTTCGCGAGGCTGCGGTCAACAAGCAGATGGAGCAGCTATCCACACCTACGACCGCTGCCCCCAAAAAACCAAAAGCAAAACCAAAAGCAAAGACGCAGACTCCTACAACTTTGGCAGATCTAGGCATGACTGTTGATGAGTTTGAGGCACTGTCTCCTTTAGAAAAGGCTGCTACAGCAAAAAAACTTGGCTTAGATCTTGAGCAACCAAAAACTTTGAAAGATTTAGGCCTGACCGCTGATGAGTACAACGCGCTTCCTTACCAAGAGCAGTCCAAGATACTGGGCCAGTTAGATGAAACAAGCGCGGCGCGTCAGTTGCGCTTAGAGTTTGAGGCCCAAGCTTACCCCCAAAATAGACTATCCGCCGAAGCGCGTCTGATTTCTGAAAAACCAAAAGTTAAAAAGAAACCTGCTGACGGTACTCCCCGAACAAAGAAAGAAAAAGCTGACCGATTTGAAGACCTAGAGGCACGCAACCGCGAGCTCGTTTCTCTGCAAAAGTCTCTCGACGACATCGAGGCCGGAGACCTCAGCCCTGCGCAGAAGCGGCAGGCGTCAGCCGACGTGCGTGAGAGAATCAAGACCATCCTCGTCAAGACCAGCGAGGAGGCGGATGCTAGGGCGACCTCACCAAGAATCCAGCAGATGCTTGCAGACCAGGCCGAGACGGTAGAGAAGCTGCGTAAAACCGTAGGCGAGGCAGGGTGGAAGGCGGATAGCGCGGCCCTCGGGCGAATCGTATCTGCCGCCGCAGATGGCGGTAAGGGCTACGATGATTTGGTAGAACTTGCGGTAGAGCAGGTAGCGAAAGCTGAAAAAGCCTACGGCGAAGCGACTGACAAGGTGGCCGAGATTGAAAAGCAGCTTGAGCTGACCGAACGGGCGCACGAAAAGCTAGCCAATACACCGAGCACCGAAAAAATACCAGGCCTGTGGAACAATCAACAGAACTCTTTAGAGGAAGTAAAGAGAGTCAGCAGAATGTTCCGCTCTGCGGCAGAAGTCGCCGCATCAAAAGAGGGCCAAGCCTTTATCAACAGCCGCTTCTATACCCCCGAGGGCACCACAACCCTCAAGGTTATGGAGGACGCGCCGGAAGAAGTAGCATCGATTACCGATAAATACTTTGAAGTACAAAACCGCTTGGCTGCGGGCGAATCAAAGATGAAGGTGATTGCGCAGACCGGAGGGGAAGGCTCTAAGCGGTTGGTGTTATCGTTCTTGGGGTATGCAGCCATCGGCCAAGAAACCCTTAGAGGCTACGAGAATATAGGCAACACGATTACTAGGCTGAGAAACAAGCACGGCGTCCTCTGGACTAGATTCGCCAGCCCAAAGTTTTACTCTGACGCTCTGTACATTGGCCAAGCGCAACTAATAGCAGCGGCGGACGCGATCGATCGATCTGGCATTGCAACCACGCGGGTGGGAGTCCTGGGCAGCAAGTTTGCTGAGGCGTATCAAGAAGCGGCCAACGCGAACTCTAGAGAGATTAAAAAGTGGTTCAGCGATACGGATGCCATCTTGGCGCATTTTTCGGGCCAAGTAGTCGAGGACGCAGGCAAGGCAACCTCTGTTGCAAAAGCCCGTGCTGTTGAGTACATCGGGACGCAGAATCGAATCGAGCTCGGGGGCACTCGTTCCAACATCGAAGTCTCGGGCAATCAGATTGGGGGCAGCGCCACAGACAATATTTTGAACCTTGCGATTGATAACTGGGCTTCAATAGGCCGAACATTTGTTAGGACCAAAGGCGATGACTTAACTGAGCATTTCCTTGAAAAATCGAACAGCCTCCAAGGTTTTGTCCTTGCTCACGTTGGGGATAACATCGGGCAGCGGGGCCAAAAGAAAGCCAAAGATGCAATCGTAGCGTTTGGTAGATGGTTAAACAGAACACCTGAAGGGCAGACTCTGTCGAACGCCGAGCGTATAAAGTTGATCCCCGACCCGTCAAAACGCATGTCTGAACTCAGCAAGGGTGTGATGTCGGAGATTGATAGAATCAATCTGAACTCGATCAAGGAAGCGAGGATTCCAAAAGTCGTGGGGAAAGATACCGACCCGTTCCTAATGCCAGGACGTAGCTTCCGGCTTGTATTTAAGAACGTGATCACTGGGGCGATGGAGCGGGGCTTTGTCAAAGACGTTTCCAACTTGACCTCTGGAAACTTAGGCATCCGAAATCTTAGGGCTTTGGAACTTATGATTAGTGGTGCAGACGAATCAAGTCTGTACAAAACTACGCTACCTCTACGGGAAACAATCGAGGTAGGTGACCGAGTCGCATTGCGCTCTGACATCGATCCCCTGCGAAAAATCTTAACCCGCAAGCCTTCGGACACAAAAGGTAAGGGCAAGCGCGTAAAGTTTGATGACTTAGACGCAAAACGCAGAGGCCCGGAGCCGTTTACTTCTGTACTAGAATCCGACATTGCGGCCCCGAAAACTTACGAAGTGGGCAAAGTATCTGAAACCGGCATTGTCACGCTGATAGACAACGCGGGCGATACCACTACAGTGCCCCTTAAAAATCTGACACGCATGGGCGGGGAGTTTGCAAGCTATGACCTAGTTGATGGCTACATGGCTTACGGTTTGGACCTCGCTCGGAATGTGGGCGTCGTGAAGGATACAGATTTTATCCAAAGATGGAACGGTTTGAGAGACAACTACGTTCGTTTTATTCTGCACTCATACGATGAGAACGGCAATCCAAACATTATTCCTAAAATCGACTGGGGCGCTTTCTCTTACGAGACAAAGAATCTAATGAAGGATTTGAATGTCACACTAAGTAGCGCCAAAGCTGGAAATCACCTTGTAGAGCAGTCTACCCGAGTTCCCAGTAGGCTGGTCAACTGGTGGAAAAACAAAACGCTGTTTGGAATAACGGGAGTAAAGGCGTTTAGATTTTTCTTCGGAAATGCTGATGGAGATTTTGAAAAGATTGCCATTGAGCTCGGATACTCTAAGGCGCTGCAGATTAAAAGCATCGGACTGCTTGGCTATGTACCTATAGTTGGACCTGCATTTCAAGACGGCACGCGGCGTATGATCGCGGCAGGGACCGAGGCGCTTGGCGGTCTGGGTGTACCAGGCCCGAGCATCCTAAGCGGAAACATGAGCGAGTTTTTGGACGATGTCCTTGAGGGCGTAAACGAAACCCGAACTTATTACAAAGCCAACGGAGACCCGATTGAGTTGAACCCTCGAGACTTTAAGCGTGACGCAACTCGCGCAGGCGTCTTCGAGGATATTCTAAGAACAGAAGGGTCGGACTCTTTGCGGGTTGCCGCTGATCGAGAGTTCAGAGAGAATCCTGCTGGCACACGATCGATTGTGAAAGAAACAAAGCAAGCAGGCGAGGCGTTTGTTTCTCCTTATGCTAGATGGCTTGCAATCTTCAGAGACGCCAATGCTGTAGGCACGCATCGAACAAAGATGTTGGTGTTCTCTGACTTAATCGTCAACCAAGGCATGTCAGTAAGCGAAGCCACTAAGGCTATGAACCGAACTATTTTTGACTATACTCTTAGCGTCAGCCCGCTTGAAGCAGCGACTATTGCCAAGTATGCCACGTTCTACACTTACTCAAAGAATCAGACGTTGACCACCGCTGCCGATGTAATGAGCGTCAGCAGCAAGACGCGGCGCTGGTTTATGAACAAACTGGTGATTGGAAGACGCTATAAGCGGGCGCGTGCTTTGTACAGAATGACCCAGATACAGAACAGGCGCTCTGACGTTGACATCAGTGATATAGACCAAGGCGTTGGAAGCGATGACTTTTCAGACATTGAGGGCGTGCTGGACAAAAAGCTCGAAACCAGGGAAAACATTTTTCGCCCATACGACTACCTATTAGATTCGATGATTGTTCAAAAAGGAGCGTTGCCCTTAGAGGTTCAAGAAGATCTCCGGGACACAGGCAGTTTGGCGACCAGTTACGTCCTCACATCAGGCGCTCCCCTTGGTGTGCTTCAGACATTGAATACGTTTGCAGAGATACAGAAGATGTCTATCGCAGGAGTCGCGTCTCTGTTCTTCAGCGACCTAGGCTTTGATGGCTTGAAGTCAATGAAGGCCAGTACAGAGGCATTTTTGCAGCAACTGTACCCCGCGCAGGAAGCTATTCTTAATGACTTTGTCCGCAAACTTGTAGACATAGGCCCTGGGTACAGTGCCGACTACAAGAAGATAAGCCAACGCGCCTACGAAAACATTGAGTATTTTGGTCTTGAAGACAACCTAGACATCGAGGTTATCAACGGACAGTATGTTACTCGAAACCCGCTAGCAGTCTCGGGGATCTTCGACCCCATGACTTACCTCGGAGACGAACCAAACTTCATTCGGCTGCTCGCGACCACAGTCATGGGCGACATCGGAGAGGCCGTGCCAGATGAAGTCAGGGTCCAGATGAAGGTATACTTGCCGCAGTTTCCCCTGCGAATACCAGACTTAGACCCTCTTATTGATGAGTTGAGCGGCGGTAAGATTAAAAAGTTTGAGTTCAACAAATATGAAGACCTCGGTCCTCTCGGAATACGCCTAGCAGCGGCGGAAATGTTTACTCGCGAGATGAAGATCCACATGTTTAACTCAACGAAAAACATTTCAGCAACTGTTCAGTCGGTTAAAAGATTTCATGACAAACGAATGCGGCTCTTGAGAGGCAAAAGCGACCGGCTGGAAACTTTAGAGCAAGAAAAAAGAGCTGAGGAAGAATGATGTCGAACTTGGACCAGCGCGTAACGATTCTTGAAGACCAGGTCGGAGGAATCCGTGAGACGTTGGCCATTGTGCAGAACGAGCAGAAGCACTCCGTTCGCACATTAGACAGGATCGAGGCCCAGATTACTGAGATGGCGAAACGCAATCAGTTCGACTGGGGCACCGCTGTGAAGAATCCCCAGACGATTGTGCTCGGACTTATCCTCCTCGGAGGTTTGCTGGGGCACGACACTATGATGCTGGCAAGCGCGTCTCTTAATCCCGCTCTTGCCGCGCAAACTATTGACACAGTGCCGTAGGCACTTTATAAAAGTAACATCCGCTTTGGATAGTCTATAGGAGACACTAAATGGCTGGCAATCTCAAGCAGCGCCTCATCAAAGCAGGCCGCGACTTCAACTACGCAGAAGGCATCAAAGTCCTCAACGACACAGGCACGGCTATTGCAGCCAACAAGATTGTGTACGCCTCGGGACACGATGGTCTCTTTATTAAGGTTACGCTTGCTGACAACGGCACAGCCGCAAGCCTCAAAGGTCGCCTGCACATGACAAAGCACGAGATCCCTGCGAATGGCTACGGTGTGGTTCTTCCTTGGAAGCTTGTAACGGGCCTAAACGACGCAGCAATCAATGGCGCGAACGGCTTGAACGGCAGTATTATATACCTTGGTGCGGCAGGAGGCTGGACAACCACGGCTGGCAACAAGCGAGTCGTCGGAACTGTTGCTACAACCGGGTCAGGCGCGACCTCTACTGACGGGGCGATTCTTTTCTCTGGTGAAGGCGTCTGGTCGAAAGAGCCATAAGGGGGCCTAGATGGGCGTCACACGAATCAGGCCGTCTAGAAATAGCTACGAGGTTGACTAC